AATTATATTATACCATATATTATATAATAAGTCAATACATTTAACAAAAATATTTTTATAAATTTTATCTTGACAAAATTGTATATATAATATATAATACAATCATCACAACAATTATCACAAAAAAATATTAAGAAAGGGACAATATGCAAAATAGTAGAAGAAAAATATTTAAAATTTCTACAGAAAGATTAGCTTTTAACAATTGGAATATTAAGTTAGACCAAAAATTAGCTGTAAGATTAGATGAATTAGTAGATTTATTTGATAATCAGTCTTTTAGATTGTTGGATATTATTTCCAAAGCTTATAAATCCAATCTTACAGATAAAGTGTTAGCAGTAGAAATATCTAAGAAAAAAGATTATGCCAGGGCTACTTCTCCAAAAGGTATTTATGTAAATGGTTTTAATTTTCAATGGTTTGTAGGAACGACAGGAGGTTTGAAAAATGAAACTATTTTGTTTGTTCGTTCTGACCTTTTAGGGGAATTAGATAAAAGATGTGAATGCGGCAGAAAAAAAGATTATAAACTGGTTCCTGCAAAGTACGAAGCTTATAAATCTCTTACTTGTTCAGCATCTTTAGAAATTGTGGAACCTAGAGATGTACTTGTGGTTTCTGATTGTTTTGTTAATTTTTATGATAGTGTTATCAATATAGATGATACAAACAATGACGAACCAGAAGTAACAATATTGGAAAATATTTTACTTGAAAACAATGGTAGTGATGGTTTAAATTTATGTACACCAGAATATATGCAGAGAGTAGCAGAAAAACTTAATTTAGATTATATTCCTGCTGGTGGCTGTTTAAGAAATGCTTGGCTTAAGGGAATGTTGTATGTGTTTGATATTCTTGATTTTGCCGAGAAAATAGCTCAAACTTACGAAGTGAAAGATATTTGGGGACATATTCATGATATTCGCAATGTGGATATGATTATTACAGAATCCAGTTTAAAGATTTGGGATAATTATGATAGTTGGGAAGATTATCATAGCAATTATATAAAAAATGGCTATCGTTTCGCCATGACTAAAGTTACACCTAAAGTTTTGGATGATGTAAGAGAAATAAATTATCAATACTTACAATCTTACGAATTAACAGACGAAGATATTAAAGAGTTGGCTAAACCTACTGTTGACTGGCTTAAGCAATCTTTGACTGGCGATTATGAACAAACTTTAAAATTTCTGGGAATAAGTGAAAAAACAAAGAGTAATGATTATGCACAAGCATTATATCTTAATCCAGAAATGATGAAAGACCCTTATGTAATTGACAGAATTAATAAAATGATAAAGAAAAAAATCAATAATGCTAAGATTGGTAAATTATTGGTCAATGGAAATTATCAACTTGTAAGTGGCGACCCTTATGCTTTAATGCAACATGTTTTTGGATTAGAAGTTACAGGTCTTTTAGAAGCAAAAGAAGTTTATTCCAAATATTGGAATGATAAAGAAGATGCAGAAGAATTAGTATGTTTTCGTAGTCCTATGACAAGTCATAACAATATTCGTAAAATGAAAAGAATTAATAATGATATGGTAAATTATTGGTATCGTCATATGGATACTATATTTATTATTAACAACAAAGATACGTTTTGTATGGCTATGAATGGTAGCGATTTTGATTAGTAATATAGTCCTTTGTTTTTTAACAAAGCAAGTGGTGAACCATCAGAGTATGGGTGTATAGACTACTTTTTATTTATAAAAAAAGGAATTGTAGGAAATGACAATTTGAGTCTGTGCTAACAGGGAAAGCCTAAACTTAATTGTAGATAAGCATGGTAATCCTGTGGGAAATAAAATAAAAATGTTTGCTTGTTGTAAAACAGAAAACAAACAAAAATATTTTTATTGGAAACCTTAAACGACTATCCCTTGGTCTGGTCGCAATATAAATACAGACAATAGGAGTAGGGCCATAGCGATATGGTGAGTGAAAACCTCTTAAATCGAAGTGCCACTGAACAAATATTGCAATTTAATATTTGTGAAAGATATAGTCTATTCCCTCCAAGCAATATTGGAGTTAAAGTACTGGGAAACCAGGGGTATTAAAGGGAGATGCAATTTATTCTACAAATAATTCAGTATTGTTAAGAAAATATATGGAACTATTAGCGATTCAGTGTGTTCAGCGTAAGGCTCAAAAACAAATTGTTACTAGGTCTATGATAAAAAAGAGCAATTATAAAGGATTAGGAAATGGGGTTGGTAAAATTACTAATGATGTATCCAGTATGATTGATATTCTCTTTGGGTTACAAAAGGGTACAATTGAGTACGAGACACTTTACAAACGTATTCTATGTGGTCAGCTATTCCAACAGAATGAATTGGATTAACCTAAAAAATTGAGTCCAATTAAAAATCGGTGAACCTAGAAATCTAGGGTGTTTATTCTACGTGCAGGAGCGGAATTGTAGTAAATGACAATTTGAGAATAAGCTAACAGGGAAAATCTTAATAATAAAAATATTAATATAAAATAATAAAAATTGTAGATATAAATTTGACTATCATCTCAGTACCGTAGGACATACGGGAATTTACGCTTGTGGAGACCGTGTAAAACTAAAGCTTTCGTAGCAATGTAGTGGTCGCTGAAGCAAGAATCCCACGACTTTAGTCGTGTGGAGTGTCAATAAGACAATCCTGTGCCAAGCTTAAAGAGAAATCTTTTTGAAGGTTAAACGACTAAGACATACGACCTAAGTTTTATAAAAAATATGGTTATGAAGTCTGTAGCTTTAAGGTGAAATTCCTTATTGCGAAGCGCCGATTGCCATTAGAATATTAATGGTAATGATATAGTCTATTCTCTATGGTGACATAGAGTAGTAAAGAAATTAAAGGGAATTATTGCAAAAGATATGCCTAAAAACTGGTATATGAGAAATCATTGCCAAACAGAATTAGATTTAGCTATTGTAGCTGATAAAAAGCCTTATTATTTTATGTATAATTATCCTGTCATTAAAAGAGATTATGATAATTACATTAAACATACAAGAGAAAAATGTTTAATGATATATGGATGTACTGTGGAAGAATTGAAAAATAAAGAAAATTTAACAAAAGAAGAAGAAGAATTTTTATATTGGTATAATGTTCAAATGCCAGTTAATTGTTCTCCATCTACAATGAATCGTTTATGTTGGTATATTGAATCTGAGTTTAATGGATATGTTACTCAACTAAAGAATCAAAATTTTGATTATTCTTTTTTAAAGAGTGATAAAGTTATTCGATATCCAAAAGCAAAAAAAGAAGAAATTGAAAAATTAGAAAAAGAATATGCACGCAGAATTAAAAACTTTAAAATAATTGCCAAAGAAAATAATTTATCTGCCGAAGAAGCTAATAAAAAGACAGAAGTATTACAGCAGGAATTTAGAGATGAAGCAATAAAAATTTGTTCTAACAAATGGCAGTTAATGAATATAGTGCTAGATTTATGCTATGGGAAGAATAAGAACAAATATTTTTGTTGGGCTGTTATTGGAGATTTAATAATTGAAAAATTAAAAGAAGATGGAGAGAAAGAAAATGAATAAAATAGTAGTAAATGAAAAGAAATATGTATTAGATGCTTTGAATGGTACTGAAAAACCTGATATTGGGTTTTATTCTTTTCTTAATTTGATATCTAAATATTATGCGGCTCAATGTGCTACAGTAGAAGAAACGATTTACAATGTAGACGAACAGATGAAAAAACTTTATAAAGAAGAATATTTAAAAGAAAAATGGCGTGTGTATATTTCTGGAATATTTAAAAAGGTAAAAGAAGGAATTACCGGAATTAATGATAGAGAAGATGTGGTAGTTTACACATGGGATATGTGCCAAGTATTCAAAGGAGAAACCGACCAGGAACGTAAGCTATTGTTTTCAGCCTATGTTATAGCGCATTACATGGGGTGTAACGGCTGGCTAAATACTAAGACTAGTAAAAGTATCGCTGACTGGTTTGAAATGGCTAATGTGGCTTGTACTAGCTCAGATAGGTTCCTTTTTTTAGGAGAAATGAAAAAGAAGGGATTAATAGAAACTACAAAAAAATGTGATAATTTAAATGTAAAGGTAAATATGCTTTCTGATTATTTTGGAGAAACCCCGGTATTTAGAATCACCGAATTAGAGAATTTAGGCAATCTGTTAATAGCTACTTATAAGGATGGATATAAACAATGCGAGTGCGGCAGACTAATAAAAATTAATTCAAATAGACAGACCATGTGTAGATTTTGTGCTTTAAAAAACGACCAAAAATGAAAGAGATAGGAAAATTAGTGTGAAAAAATAGGAATTAGAGGGTGTTAAAAAAGATAATAAAAACTATTGAAAAAAATCAGTAAAAATTCAAATGACTTTGATTTCTTATAAGGGAGTAACAAAGAAACCAAAAGTGAATTGAGGATGTAAACTCATAATGAGTTACAATCCTTACACAGAATAAAAAAGAATTTAAAAGGAGATTAAGATTATGGCAAAGAAAGTAATTAAGGTAACTAACATGACTTCCGCAGAGATGGTAAAGGCTGTTGCGGCAAAATCTGGGGCTACTCAGGTTCAGACTAAGAATGTTCTGGATGCTATGGGTGAGGTTTGCCGGGAGTGTGCCGTCGCTGGTAAGCAGTTAAATCTGTTTGGATTCGGCAAGTTAAAGTTTGCTATCGTCAAGGGTAAACCTGAGAGAGAAGGTATTATTAATCCCAGCACCGGGGAAACAGGTACTCTCCCAGCAACACCTTCTTATACGAAGCCTGTATTTAGGGTTTCTAAGAGTTTAGCAGACGAAATTAAAGAATCCACCAAGGACCGTCCGTTTGTTCAGGAGTAATAAAGTAATAATTTTTAAAAATAAATTTTAATTATTATTATTCTAATGTGAAGATTGGAGATTTTTATGGCAAAGACAGGAGCATCTAAAGCAAATGCGTTGACCTTAAAAGAAATCTCTGACCGTTTAGCCGTTTCAGTGAATAAGCAAGGAAAGAAAATAACTCCTGAAACGGCTAAACTTTGCTATTTGGCTTTTGTTGAATTGATGGCTGATGAAATAAAACACAATGGAAAGTTTAGTATTACCAATATAGGTAGTTTTGAAACTGAAATGCGTGGCAGTTATACTAGGAATAGCTTTAATGTGCAGACCAGAGAGTACACCTTAGAAACTGTTCCAGAAGTTGTAACTGTTAGATTCAGACCATCTCCATATATAAAGGGATATATCAACAATAAAGAAGTTCCTTTAAGTATGGGCAGAAGGAATAGAGAAGTTGAGAAAGAGATAAAAAGAGGTAGCACCAGAAAAGAATTGCTGGAAAAAGAAATGAAATCAAAAAAAAGACAGAAATATGAGAAACTTATTCAACCTACAGAAGTTGAAGTAGACGATTAATTTCTTCTTAAACATATTTTTTAAAGTGAAGGTAAAATTAAGTTTGATAATTGAGTGTGGGTATAATGAAGATTCCGTCAGGAAAAGAGCCACTATTGAGTGTGGGTGTAATGAAGATTCCATCAGGAAAAGAGCCACTTAAGATTACAAACTTAATTTTACCTTCATTTTTTGACATTTTATTTTTTAATACATAAATAAAAAGAATGGAAGTGATTAAAATAGCTACAGTTGTTAAAAAAATTAGACCTATAACTGATTCATATTGTATCAAGTGCAATAGACAATATCCTATAGAAGATTTTTACAAAAGTGATAATCCACATCACGCTACAGGAGTAATGCCCTATTGTAAGACTTGTACTAAAGTAATGTATCAGGATAATTTAAAAAGATTTAAAGATATAAGAAGTGCTTTATGGGTAACTTGTAGTGAGGTTGGTATACCTTTTATGGAAAAGGTTTACGATAATCTTATGGAAAAAGTAAATAAAGCTAGAGATGAAAAAGTTTTAACTGGTACATATAACTATTGGGGAAATTTTATTTCAAGTTATATGGCATTAAAGAAAAAAACTGATAAATGGGATAGCTTTGGTGTAACTGATGTAGATAAATCAGAAGCTATTGTAGACGTTAATCAAGAAAAGTTGAGAAAAGAAAAACTAAAACAGTTTATTTTAGACTGGGGAGAACAAGAGGAAAATGATTATGCTTATCTTGAGTATCGTTGGGATTTCTATACGGAAGATATAAATTTAACTCCTGCACAAGAGAGTTTGTATAGGAAGTTATGTATTTCTGAGTTAGATTATCGTAGAGCAAAAGAAAAGGATGAAACTGGAAAAGAACAGCAGGAATCTATTCTTAAGCTTATGAAAACGTTGAAAATAGATAACTTTACTCAGAAGAAGGAAAAAACACTTACTGAACAAATGCTGGAAAAACAGATTTGGGAGATTGAGAATACCACCCCGGCTGAATGTGAAGATTTGAATAAATACAAAGATTTTTGTAATATTGAATCTGATTGGTTTAAGTATATTGTTTCTGCTGTTAAGAATTTGATTGCAGGAACTAAGGAATACCCTTTAATTCCAAAGAAACGTGATTAGGAGGGTAAAAGTGAGAGAAGAAAATAATGAAGAAATTGAGTTGATAAAACCAACTATAACTCAATTAATCGAAGAAAGAAAAAGGAAAAATTTAGAAAAGAGAAAAAGAAATCAGAAAAAACCATATGAGCAGAGAAGAAAAAATATTATAGAATGGGCTACATTTTATAGACGAAATTGGAATCTTTATGCTGTTCATAGATTAATGATTTCTTTATATCCATTTCAGCATATTATGCTTTATTTGATGGGTATAAGCAGTACCTTTTTTGCTATTTGTAGTAGAGGTTTGAGTAAAACATTTATTGTTGCATTAGGTGCTTTAATTCATGCTTTACTTTATCCTTATGCAGAAGTTGTTATTACTTCTTCTACAATACCACAGGCAAAGAAAATGGTGGAAAAGAAAATGGAGAATGAACTTTGTAAAAAACTTTCTCCTGTATTACAATATTATTATGATAATGACGATATAAAATTTTCGTATAATGATAATGAGATAAAAGTGGAAGTTAAGCCTACAAGTTCAACTATTTTAGTACTTCCTTGTTTGGACTCGGCTAGAGGTGAAAACGTTAATGAAATAAAATTATTATATAATTAAATCTTGTAAAGAGAGGAAAATATAATGAGAAAAGAATGGAATGAGATAGAAATAAAATTTTTAAAAGATAATATACAGAATTTATCTTTTGCACAGATGGCAATACACCTTGATAGAACAAGAAGTTCTGTTCAATTAAAGTGTTCAAAAATGGGTATTAAAAAAAGTAGTAAATATTTTTATGATAAAGATTATTTTGAAAAAATTGATTGTGAAGAAAAGGCTTATTGGTTGGGTTTTATAGCTGGGGATGGTTATACAGCTAAATCGCAAAGAAATGCTGAACTAGGTATAGAATTAAATGAAATGGATTATGAACATTTAAAGAAATTTAATAAATGTTTAAAAGGAAATGTTGAAGTTGGGTTTAGACAAAGATTTGATGAAAGAACACAAAAAACTTATAAAACGTGTTTTATCAGATTTTATTCAAATAAGTTAGTTGATGATTTGATTAAATTGGGTATAACTCCCAATAAGTCTTTATCTATTTGTTTTCCCAATATTGAACAGAACTATTATATTCCATTTTTAAGAGGATATTTTGATTCTAACGGATGTATTCAACTCAATAAAAAAAGAAATTGTTGTATAAAATGTGACTATGCTTCTGGTTCTATAGAAATGATTAATTCTTTAAGGAAAATTTTGTTAGAATATGGAATTAATTCTTATATAATTTATGAAAAAACAAAAAATATAAGACTTTGTATTAACGGAATGAAAAATGCTTTCAATTTTTGTAATTTAATTTATAAAAATAGTAATATCCATTTGCCACGTAAGTATAATAAGTTTTATTTATTGACTGATAAATGTAATATAGAACAAAGGATTAATAAATAAGTTAGAGTTGCACAACTCGCCTCTCTGGTTGGTGACAATCAGTAAAAATAAATTGGGAAAGAAACCTGGAAACCTGAAATGGTAATCAGAATGGAAGGATACGTGTAATAGCGTATTCACATGCAGAGCGTAGACATTGAACCTGTTTGAATCAGAATATAATATGTCCAAGAGTTCCCAACCCTTTAAATATAAAGGTGAAAAGGTACGCCGACCTTGCTAGAATTACAATAGCAAGAACTATGGGATAAAAAGCCCATAGGATAACATTTGGAACGTGCAACTTTATTAATATATGAAGAATGCAGACTTTTAAAGAAAACTATAATTGATAGTGTTTTCCAAAAAATGGCGCATCCACGGCAAGCTAAATTCTTGACTTTACCAGAATATCAAGATGAAGATGGAAAACCACTGTCTCGATGGTTGGAGGAATGTAAATCAGTTTATATTACTTCTGCAAGATTTAAGATTGAATGGTTTTGGACAGAATTTAAAAAAGTAGTTCAACAATGTATGATATCTTCAAAACATAAGTATAATTTCTTTGCTGGAAATATATTCTTAGCTATATTGTTTGGTTTGAAAACATGGCAGGATTATTATCATGCTAAAGAATTTGATGGTGAAATAGACCATAAAACAGAGGATTTGAATGAAATGATAGGAGAAGCCGATGGGGCATTCTTCTCTTTGGAATCATTTAAAAAGAATCAAACTATTATTACCGCTTTTAAACCTCCTACTTTGTTGGATTTATATTCTGATGTAGATTTAGGAAATAGGGTTAAGAAAGAAAATGAAAAACGTTTGATTTTTATTGACTATGCTTTTGCGAATACTACATCAAAATCTAAAAATGATAACAGTGTTATTGGTTGTATGTCTGTTATTTTTAGAGATGATGGAAAAACTTTAAGGGAAGTAGATTATATAGGTACTCACCCCGCAGGAGACAGTATGGGATTTAACTTGAAAATTAGAGAATTTTTCTTTGATTATCAAGCTGACTATATTGTATTGGATTAATTCTGAGGTCCACTTTTATGGTGACATAAAATGAATAAATGTGTTGAATTGCTGGAAACCCCTAAAGCCACATGAACCACAACGTAAGTATGAAATAAGACTAAGCGTGATGGTGACGAAAGTAGAAAAAATCATGTGGATGGCATAAGGTTAAATCCTAAGTGCTTTAAAATGGGCAATCAGCCGCCAAGCTCTGAATAGGAGAAGGTTCAACGACTATCCCGCAAGGGAGTACACTGCAAGCGATTGGCAGTGGAAGTGGCACACATCTTATGAAATTAAGATGAAGATATAGTCTGCTCTATATGGAAACATATAGTATCTAACGTGTAGCGGCGTTTTCTTAACTTATAAAAAGTAAATAAGACAGAGGGTAGCTCCCTTTTCTTGTACTGCAATACAGGATTATTATTTACTTTTTATCATATCTTTTTGCAGAAAGGTTTAAGGTAGAAATTATGAAAATTTGGGAAGTAAATTCTAGTAAGCGTTTTAATTTTGGTTGTATTTATTTATGGACTAATCTTATTAATGGTAAACATTATGTTGGACAGACAGTTAATTTTTATCAACGTATTCAACGATATAAGAAAGGTTTAATTAATTCTTATATGAAAAAAGATATTGATAAATATGGTATGGAAAATTTTAAAGTTGAAATATTGGAAAAAATAGAAGATATTTCAAATGAAGATTTTCTTACTGAAAGAGAGCAATATTGGATGGATTATTATCAGTCTTATGATTTAAAAAAAGGCTATAATATATTTGATGTTGCTGGCAATGTCTGTTATTTAAAACGTAGTGATACTATTAAAGAAAGATTTTGTGGAGAAGGAAATGGAATGTATGGTAAACATCATTCTGATGAATGGAAACAAAATCATTCTGATTGCGTAAAAGGTTTGTGGGAAAAAGGAGAATATAGAAAAGTTCAGACAGAAAGGATGCAAGGAGAAAATAATCCTATGTATGGGGTATCTTTAAATGGTGAGAAAAATGGAATGTATGGTAAACATCATTCTGATGAAACCAAAAGAAAGATAGCTGAAAGTAAAATAGGGAAAACTCATGCACCTACTCATTTTAAAAGAGTGAGATGTGTTGAAACTGGAAAAATCTATAATAGTCAGAGTGAAGCCGCACAAGAGTATGGCATAACTCAGGCCGCAATCAGTGCAGTTTGTAAAGGTAAAAATAAAACAGCTAAGAAAATGCATTGGGAATTTGTTGACTAATCTCAAAAATAGTAATAGAAACAACACAAGAATCAGAAATGGCGGTGAAGTAAACTATAATGACCTCACTACAATTCTTGAACATCCACAAAGAGATGAAAAGCATTGGAACAGTCATGGTTTTACAGTTTCTTATGAAGAAAGATTACAAGTAGTTCCAAAAGCTAAACTTGAAGATTTGAAAAGTAGAGCAGTTGACCCACAAGCTATTCCCTGTATTATTCCCATTCAAGGTACAGAAGAATTGAATAGTAATATGTGGTTAGATTTACAAAAGGCTCTTAAAGGTGAATATATTCACTTCTTAATTGATGAACTTAATCTGGAAACTTTGATGGAAGAAGATTTAAGCTATTTTGATTTAAGTAGTGAAGAAAAAGCAATTATTAAGTTACCTTATGTTCATACATTAGAAATGATAGGTGAAGCTATCAGTCTTAATCAAACATGGAATGGTGGAAAGGTTAAACTTCATGAACCGCCTACCACCAATGCAACAAAGGATAAAATAGTAGCAGTAAGTTATTGTAACTATATTGCTACTCAATTAGAGAATAAATATGCCATACAAAATCAAAGTGATGGAAGTTGGGATGATGTGTGGCAATTAGTATTTTAATTATGAGGGATGGCTGATTCAATTACTATGAGTTGGCTGTCCTTTCTTTTAAATATATACATAAATAAATTTATGAAGAAAGGAGAGAATAAAATATAAATGAAAAATAGCCAAAGAATGCTTCCTAAACAACAGCAAGATAATATTTCTATTCCAAATGCTAATATGTTGTCAGAAGAAGAAACATACGATGTAATAAAATTTGCAAACAATTTATATGGGTATGAAGGTTTTGGTGTATATACTCCATGGCTTTCTAATGAAAATTTAATTAATCTTAACAATAATCCACGTATTCCTGGTAATTTAGAAGCTATTATCAAGGCGTTAAAAGATTATAAAAGAGAAGCTGGCAATTTACAAGCTTATAGTGAGTTTATGGAAGTATTCGATATGCTCTATAATCGAACTGTTGAATATTATACTAATCTTCTTTCTTTTGATTTGCAGATTACATGTAAAAACGTAAAAAATCCAAAAGAGGATTATGGTTCTTCAAGATATTTAGAAGATAAAGCAAGAGTATATAAATTTCTTGATAATTTTGATTATAAATCAGAATTTAGAAGGGTTGTAAAACAGGTATTACGTCACGAAACCCATTATGTAAGTTTTAGAAATAATATGAATAAAAATGACCCTAAGTATACATTGCAGACTTTACCTCAAGATAGGTGTTTATTAACAGGATATTTTGAAACTGGTTTGTTATTCGACTTTGATATGACGTATTTCATTGGAACGCCAGGAGTAGATATAGATTGTTATGACCCAATTTTCAAAAAATATTTAAGTGAAGTATGGGCCACAGAAGGATTAATGGATTATATACCTTCTAATCCTTTGGATAATCGAGATGGTACATTCACTCTTTTTCATCAGACTAGCCCTATGGATAATTTCTGGGCTTTTAAGTTTGATATGTCTAATTTTTCCTCTGTTCCTTTTCTTTCTCCATTTTTGAAGAATGTTTTCAATAATACAGAGATTGCTAAGTTACAGAAGAATAAAGATATTGCTTCTGCTTTTGGTTTATTGTATGGTGAAATGCGTATGCAGGAATCGGCTAAATCTGGTGAGGTTCCTGATAGGTTTTCGTTAAAACCAGAAACATTAGGTAAATTTATGAAATTGGTTTCTACGGGATTAAAAAGTGTTATGACTTCTGATTCTGTAATTAAATCTGTAGCTTTACCTTTAGAAGAAGCAGAATTTAAACAGTTTGAAGATAAAAATACAGGAATGGCCATAGATGCCGCTAAAGATACTATGGCTAATGGAGTATCAGCAAGTAGACTTTTATATGCTACGGATAGAATGTCTAATGAAGAATTTATAGCGGCAGTAACAGCAGATTATGAAATTGTAGCAAAACTTTATTCACAGTTTAATAATTTCTTAGAATTTTATGTTAATCAGAAAACTAAACAGTATAAATTTAAATTTACTTTTGATGGATGTACTCAACCATTTTGGAGAAAGCGTAAACAAGATTCTGTAATGAAACTTGCTGATGTTGGATTAGTTCTTAATTCAAGTGCATACGCGGCGGCATTTGGATATAAGCCCACAGATTTTGATAGACTGTTAGAAGAAGGACATAATGGAGGAATGTTAGATAACCTTTCTCAGTTACTTTCTATTCATAATATGTCTAATCCAGGGGGGCGACCTCCTTCTGATGAACCTTTGTCAGATAGTGGAGAGAGAAGCCGTAACCAATAGGTGGTTACAAGGTGGTACAAGTGATTAGAGCCGTTTTTTAGTCTGAACATGATAAAGTGTTCCAGATAACGGTTTTTTGAACAATAAAACAGGTGTGCAATCCCCTTCCTCTACGAAGTAGGGAGGGGTTAACACCGTCATATTGTCATTATTTATAATCTATGATATAATAAATGTAAATCAGTCGTATATCTAAGAAAGGGTTAAAATATCATGGATTTAGACAATAATAATCATTCAGTATTCAAACTGCATTATCATCTAATTATTTGTGTCAAATATCGCAAGAAAATAATAAATAATGATATTTCCAATCGGTTAAGGGAAATTTTTGATTACATTTCTCCAAAATATAATATTACTCTTGATGAATGGAATCACGATATAGACCATATACATGTCTTGTTTCGAGGACAACCAAATAGTGAAATATCAAAATTTATCAATGCCTATAAATCAGCAAGTAGCAGGCTTATAAAAAAAGAATATCCTCAAATTTGTAAATCATTATGGAAAGAAATGTTTTGGTCTCAAAGTTACTGTCTTATCAGTACTGGTGGTGTAACAGTGGATATTATAAAACAATATATACAATCACAAGGAGAAAAGTCTAATGGCAAATAAAGCGTATGTATATGCTATCTATCCTAATAAGAAGCAAAAAGAACAATGCCAAAAAAACTTTTGGTTGTTGTCGTTTTGTATATAATCATATGTTAACTATTCAACAGGATAGATATAGAAATGGAGAATCACATCTTTCAAAGATAAGTTCCAATAATTATTGTAATCAACATTTAAAAACAGACTATTCTTTTTTAAAAGAAGTGGATAAATTTGCTATAACTAATGCGGTTTATCATTTATCAGATGGATATGATAGATTTTTCAAACATCTTGGAAAATTTCCAAAGTATAAGAATAAACATAAAGTTCGTAAATCTTATACAACAAATTTTACGAATGGAAATATAGAAATTGGCACTAATTACGTTAAACTTCCAAAGCTCGGCAAAGTGAAAGCTGTCATTCATCGAAGTCCTGATGCTGACTGGAAAATCAAATCAGCTACAGTAACTCAAAACAGGGATAGCATTTACCAGGTTTCAATTTTGTTTGAGTATACCAATAAATCTGTTGTTTTACAGTCTGTAACGAAAGAAAACTCTATTGGGCTGGATTACAAATCTGACGGTTTGTATGCTGACAGTAACGGCAATGTTTGTAATATGCCACATTTTTATCGCTTGTCAGCTGAATTGTTAACAAAGCGACAACGTAAGCTAAGACATAAAACAATCGGAAGTAATAATTATCGTAAGCAACAACTTAAAGTTGCCAAGATATCAAGACATGTTGCTAATCAACGAAAGGATTTCTTGCATAAACAATCTACTGCGATAACCAAACAGTATGCTTGTGTATGTGTAGAAAATCTTAATATGAGAGCGATGTCAAATAAAGGTTTTGGTAATGGAAAAGCAACTTTAGACAACGGTTACGGAATGTTTCTCAACATGCTTGAGTATAAATTAAAAGCAAGCGGAGGTTGTCTTGTAAAAGTAGACAAATGGTTTCCTTCAAGTCAAATTTGTAATCATTGTGGAACAATCCATACGGAAATGAAAGATTTGTTAATCCGTACTATAAAGTGCGATTGCGGATATATTGCAGACCGTGATACAAATGCAGCACTTAATATCAAAAAAGAAGGGTTAAGGCTACTTTCAGCCTGACCAATACAATAGTACAAAGTAGGCAAGGAACTTGCCAAACTAAAACGCTTGTGGACATTATGGGAAAACTACCCTTTTGGGCGTGACAATAACCGTGGTGGTTGAAACAAGAAGCTCCGACCTCTATAGGTCGGGGTAGTTCACTCTGTACTATCTTGTACCAATTTATAAAAAAGAGGGGTGAAATGTAATATATGTTAATTTCTCAAGAAACAAGTGAAGCTTTGGATATTTTAGTAGGTAAAATGTTTGACCTTAATCGAAGTTTTGATAGAGCAGTATCTTGGATGCAGAATGTGTTTAGTATGCCACAAGCCTCAGATATTGTTCATCATAATTTAGCACATTTATTTCCTTTATTGGCAGATTCATTAACGGAAATAAAAGACAGATACAATATTCCTTCTGTATATCCAGAAACACATAAAGATGACAGAGAATATGAGAATCTTTTTGTTATGTTCACAACACTTTTAAAAGAATGTTCAGACGGTTATGAAATGATTGTAAAAGTGGAGGATATAGCTATTTCTCATAAAGATAAGAATGTATTAGCTGATATGGTTGATTTTATGCAGAAATATAATGAACTTATGGGGCAGGTAATTACGTTAAGAGATAAGGCTCAACAGCTTCCTACTGCTTATGATGAATTTGATAGGCATATTAAATCTTGGAAGATTGATGGGGTGAAATTGTAATGGTAGAAAGATGTACCCCAAGTGATATTACTTCGTATTGGGTTGTAGAAGATACGCAAGAAAATATCATATTACAGAAAAATGAATTATATCCTCGTTATATGGATGAAAAATACTGTTATTATGAATTAAATAAACATTTTGTCGATGTTTATTTAAAATTAATAAATGAAGATATTTTGTTAAAAAGAATTAATGAATTTAATACCGTAGTAAGAAAGGGGAAGAATAGTGAGTGAAAAAGATAGAGGATAATAAAACATTAACAGGCACAATTCATAATTTCTCTATTGATTTAATTGAGAATTTCATTGAAGATTCTGACCCAGAATTTGCATACGGCACAATGGTATTTTTATCTACAAAACCTAACAGTCATGAGTTGGATATTAGTGAAGATGTGTTACGTGAATGTGCTTCAAGTATATTAGGTAAGTGGGTAGTATGTAGGGTGAATCCTTATACGAAAGAAGCAGAAGGTCATTCTCCTTTAGAAGTTATTGTAGGGCAAGTTCCTAAAGACCAGGAAATAAAGTTTAGTTATGATAAAGATGGTTATTTATTAGCAAGTGCTGATTTCATTTTGTCAAAAATCTACGCTGTAGATACCTATAATTTGTTTAAAAATGGTAACTTTAGAAATGTTTCTGTTGAAATGTTGACTAGTGGAACCATAATGGCAGATGGTAGGGAAGATGAAAAAGATGTTTCTCATTTCAGTATTTGTGGAGTTACTATTTTAGGAAAAAGAATTAATGGAAGTTGCCCTAGTGCAAATGCTCAGTTAGTTCAGTTTGAAGAAAAAGTAACAGAATTTTATGAAAACCATCATATTAATGAACTAGAAGCACTGAAAAAGTTTGCTGAAGAAGGGAGAAAAGCAATGGCAGATAAGACATATAAAGTAGATAAATCAAAAGATGCAATGTCTGATACCCCATGGGGAGATGTTAGTAAAGAAGAATTAAGAAAAAAGATTATGGAAGCAAGTAATAAAGCTTCTTTAGTCAAAGATGTATATATGGTAGTTGAGAATGGTTGGGAAGATGCACCATCTGAAAAACTTAAATATCCTGTTATGCAGTTTAAGGGCGACACCTTAGTGTATAATAAAGGCGGTTTAAGTTCTGCTTTAGGATATGCAAAGGCAGAAAATGATTCAGCAGTAGTAAGTAAAGTAGAAAAAATCCGTAAGGATTTAGACGTTGAAGATGAAAATAATGACAATGATAAGAATAAAAATGGGAAGGAGCGTAAAATGGCAACAGCACAGTTTGAAATTGAAGGGCGTGAAGCCTGGGGCGAAATAATTAAAAAGGTTCAGTCCCATGAAGGAAAAGGCGTTTATGTTGACAGTGTAGAGAAAGACCATATCATTTTTACCAAAGATGATATTCGCTACAGAGTAGACGCAGATGTAAAAGTGGGTAAGGATGATAAGACCGTTGATGCGGAAATTCATTGGGAAACAAAAAAGAAGGATAAGGTTCAGGAAATGTCTAAGAAGTCCAAGTTAGATGAGGACGAGGATGAAGAGGACGAGGGATATAGGGACGAGGATGAGGATAAGAAGCATAGGGCTAATCTTCGTAAATGTTCAAAATTCATCGAGAAACTTTCGTCTGATGCCAATGTAGATGCATCGGCATATATGGAAATGTTAGAGAAGGAAGCTGAAAGGAATAAAGCTTTAGCTGAAAAACTCGCTGAAAAAGACCATATCATTATGGAGCATGACAAAGAACTTAAAGAGTTAAGAAAGTTCAAAGAAGATAAAGATAAAGAAAGAGTTGAAATGGAAGTTTCTAAGACCATGGAAGAAATAAAAGAGTTTGTGGACAAAGAATCTTTTGAAACTCTTAAATCAGAAGGAATGGCTTGTAAGATGGAAGCTATTGACGGCTGGAAGAATAAGGCCAGAAGTATAGCTTTTGAAAAGAGTCATGGTAAATCACAGAAGTTTAGTTCTGCTGGTTTATGGAGAATGGGTGCACCTATTACGGAACCACATCGTAAGAGTGGCCTGTGGGAAGATTAATTAAAAATAAAGGAGAGAAATTATTATGGCTAACACAATTTTAGTTTTAACGAGAGTTGCGGCTGACAATGTAGATGCTTACAATAGGTCGGCCATTGCTAGTAGTGATGTAATGAATGGAACATTATTGACTTTGGAGACGGGATTAAGCACCGCCCCTGGAAAACCTTTCGTGTTCAAAGCTACCCCTCTGGCAGATGTAAATGCTCATAAGCAGTATTGGATGGCATGTGCACCAGAAGTAAATACTTTAACTGACGGCACTCTGATTTACAAAGGTATCAACAATGACCCCAGGAGTTTTACCAATCCTGCTAACATTGAGTTTGATGTATTTGCTATTCAGATTGGTGATATCGTTCAGTTAAGCGCGCCTTTCTTTGTGGCGAATTTTGACCCAGCAACCGTTACGGGTGCAACAGTGGTTGAATATGATGCAGTTAACAATGGTATGGTGGCTAAAGTTGCCGCTACAGCAAGTTATGAGGGGATTCAGTTCAAGATTATTAAGTCCTTCCCATTTGTTGTAGGTAGCGAAAGTGTTCCTGGCTGGTTGTTAGAGCGTGTAAACTAATTGCGAATAAAATAAGGAGAGTGTAAATTTATGAGAGATTTAAGTATTGTAAAATTCGCCGCAGGTGATGAAACAACTCTGAAATTTGTTGAAAGAGTTAGAGACTATTATTTCCACTATATGTCAGAGGTAGCAAAAAAGACATTGGGAACATTTGATTCTTCTGTGTCTTTACAGGCAAAAGAGGAAAAGGTTAACAAAGATTTTATGTTGGAGGTTCAGAAGTTTGCGAACTTCCAGATTCCAGAAAATCTTGAGCCAGTTCACATTGCAACTAATCCTACTATCGGCTGGGCCGCTTTTGCTATTGCGGACATGATTATTCAGGCTGTTTTACCTGAGACAATTATAAATTCTATTGGAGTTTATACTGATATTCGTAATATTGGCTGGGGCGATTCTGCTCAGTTTGAAATTAAGCCAAGAGCACTTATGACCATTTCTACGGCTGGTCATGGTCAGAGAACTACTTTCAGACAGAAAGAGTTTAGTGCAAACAAGACCCTTTTACCTGTAAACCACAACATCACCGTATATGAATCTTTATATAAGGTGTTAGCTGGTAAGGCAAATCTGGCAGAGTATATTCGTAAGGCTATCCTGTCTATGGATACAGAAATGACCCGTGATGCTTATAACGCTTTCCATGCTGGCCTTAACGCCGCAGATTATCCTTCTGCACTGGTTAAAACAGGGTACACCCAGGATACGCTTTTAAATCTGTGTCAGGTTGTTACTGCTTATAACCAGGGTGATAAAGCTGTTATTGTAGGTACTACTGCCGCTCTGTCTAAGGTTCTTCCTGATGCCGCCGCAGGATACAGAATTGTTACCAATTCAGAAGCTATTGGAATCCAGCTTATTCGTAACTTCTTTGATTACGATATTCTGGTACTTCCACAGGTGGCTACTGCCAATTACCAGGATTACAGCTTACTTCTGGATGATAAGGAGATTTATGTTATTTCTCCATCCACTGATAAGCTGGTTAAGGGTGTTATTGAGGGTGTTACCCTTAACAACAGCAATAACTATTACGACAATGCAAACCTGACCTCTAACTCTACTATTAATAAGAGTTGGGCTTATGAGTTTGTTTCCAATGCTACTGCTGGTCTTTTGAAGCTGGCTTAAGCATAAATAAATAATTGATATTTTAACGCTGGGAGAAGTCATATTCTTCCAGCGTTTTTTAAATAAAAGAAAGAAAGGAATGAAAGGAAATGGCAAAAACAAGTACATCTGCATCAAAAACTGATACAACTAAAAAGGCTGTATCATCTATTGAACCTACAGAAATAGAAGTAAATGAAGGAGAAGATAATATGGAAAAGAAAATGGAAGTTTCTAATGATTCAGTTTCAAAAGAAGATTACGAAAAGCTTTTGGCTCAGGTTCAACAGCTTACACAGATGGTAGTTATGAATAATTCTAAAACAGCGGCACCATCTGAATATGCTTCCCCATTAGAAAAAGAAGTAGTTGTGGTGAGCATGTGTTTAGGTGAACTTAATTTATCTACAGGAAGAAATGGTAAAGGAACTGTTTATAACTTTAAAGAGTTTAATCAGGCTTTAGATATTCCTTTTGGAGATTTAAAGGATATTGTAAGAAATAACGCTCGTTTTGTAGACGAAGGATATTTCTATATTGCTGATACCGAAGCTGTTAATAAGTTAAGAAAAGCTTACAATTATAAGAAGATTTTAACTCCTGATACTATATCCAGGATTTTTGATTATGATTCCAATACAATTGTTTCTATGTACAAAGATGCACCCAGAGGTCAGCAGGAACTTATCATACAGATGATTCGTGATAAGCGACTGAATGCTGAAAAGGTAGATGCAAATGTTATGATGGAATTAGGTAAATTGACAGGTATTGACTTTTTAGGAATGGAACCTACTGCTTAATAAAAGATAGGAGGTATACTTTTATGGCAACTTCCTTTGATGTGATAAAAGATTCCGCTCTTATTATTATCAGAGATTACAAACTGGATAAATTATATCAAACTAATCAAGAGAAGTTTCAAGAGTATACTGACGGTATCTTGATTAAAGCTATACCAAAATTTATTGATTGTATCCACCCTTTGGATTACAACTTAGCAAACAGAGAATTTATAGGAGATTTAACCATACATGAGCAAAGTATTTTAGCTGACTGGTTTGTATATGTATGGTTAGAAACTCAAATAAATGATGTTACACAATTTCAACTTCATCTTACCAATACAGATTTCAAACATTATGCAGAAGCTAATAATTTACAACAGAAGTCTGAATATTTAGATAGAATAAGAGAAAAAATCAAACAAGATGCTGTAGATTATCAGCTTTTGTATGTAAAAGAGTTTGATTTTTTTAAGGATTTTGTTTATTAATGGATAGAAAAGCTATTATAAATAAAATATTTAAAACATTGTATATTTATGAAGATTCTGTAGAGAGGTATTCTAAATATATAGGGAAGTTATTAATTGTTTTATCTGGATTGGAAGATGATGAAATAGACAAAGAAGCAATAACCATGATAAAGGGATTGAAAGCTTTAGGAACGGAAGTTGACCATGATATGGTTAAGTCTACAGTTTTTAAAGTAATCAATATGGTTAAATTAAAATAAAAGGAGGATATAGTTATGGCTTTGAAATATTATGTAGATTACATTGACAATTTAGCTATGTCTCCTAATACAGAGTATAGAAGTGGTATGCAAGCATTAGTAGATGCTCAATGGGATAATACCACTACTAAATATACTATTCAAGAAGAAGCAAATATAGGAACTTTTATCTATACTGATATTGAAGTGTATATTAATCATGTAGTTAATGAATCCTCTACGGGCCGTAAAAACGGAGATGATTTTAGGAAGCTTATCTTTAAAGAGATTATTCAAAGCGGACAGAAATCATTTAGAAATGCAAGAGGTCATATGTACAAATTTGATAATAACTATTGGATTACCACATTTACAGACAACTATAATGGAGATTCAGTTTCCGTAGTTGTACGTAGATGTAACAATATAGCAAAATATGTAGATAAGGAAACAGGAGATATTATAGAAGTTCCATGTGTATTAGATTATACAGCTACTTCTCCTTCTCCTAAATATAGTGAAGATATAGTTACTCCTGATAACCATGTTGTTCTTATTGTGCAAGGAAATAATAATACAAAATGGTGGAAACAAAATCAAAGGTTTATTTTTAATGGTAGACCTTTTAAAATTACAGGGTTTAACAATTATCTTCAAAACAATTATGTAACACAGGATACTACAATATTATATTTTGATTTATACCTGGATGAAATTCAACCCAGTGATGATATTGAAAATAGTATTGCTAATCGTTATGATTATGTTTATTCTGTAAATATTTTACAGGGTAATTTTAGTGCTAAAAAGGGTGATTCTGGTACATTAACAGCAGAAGTAAGGTTGAATAATGAAGTAGTTAATCGGTCTATTATTTGGAGTTGTATTCCCTCCACAGGGGCAAATATTGACTCTGAGGGGAATTATACCATATTGGCTGAACCAGGAACAGAAGTGGAGTTTAAAGCTAGTATAAGTCAGTACGACCAAGTAACAGGCGTTGTAACCTGTCAAGTGGTAGAATCCTTGCCAGAAATCAAAAAGCTTGTAATCGACCCTGTACTAAGTTCTATACCACAGGGGCAGAGTAAAACTTTCAGTGTAAATCTTTATATAGATGGAATAAAACAGACAGATATTGTAAATTATTCTGTTGAAGGAGTGAGTACAAGTTATTATAGTTTGAAAAGAAATGGTAATGATTTTACTGTTTCTGCTCTAAAGGCTTCTACAAATCCTTTAGTTTTTAATTTCTCTGTTGGAGACATAAAAGAAACTTTAGAAATTAAGTTGAAATCGGCATTCTAAGGAGGGACGTTATGTTTAACAATTTTGCAATGTTGCCGTCCGTCCCTTATAACATTATAATGACGTTGGCACAAAATAATGAAAATATTTTTAAAATGTTAAAGTATAATACTTATGATTGTTTATCCCAGCCTAATTTAACATTTGAAGAAAAAATGGAAATGATTTATAAAAATCAAGACCAGCAACAAGACTATAGGATTTTTCTTAATCCTTTAGTTGAAAATATGCAATATGATGCTACTACAATTTTAAAATGTTTTCGCTATGATAATTGGCCTAAAAATCATTTGATTGCTGTAGTGGTATATGAGTTTGATATTCTTTTTGGTGATAAGATAGCCATGGTAGAATACAATGGAATCCCTTGTAATAGAGCAGACGTTATGGAAATGGAAATAATGAAAACTCTTAATGGGGCTGATATTGGTGGTATTGGACAATTTCAGTTTAATGCTGATTTATCTCAGTATTGCCGTTCAAGAATGGCTTTAAATAACACAAGAAATTATAATGGATGTACTATTTTTATGGCAGTACAAATTGGTTCTATAGCTGAAAGTGGGTGTTTTAATGTTTGATATAACGCCATATCAAAATTATATTGAAATTGATTTACCCATTCCCTATATAACCAGAAAAAAAGAAACTGTAATGTTATATCCTGTTTTAACAAAAGATGCTAATAAATTTGTTCCTTCTTATGATATTCTAAGAATAGATAAGAATAAAATTGGTGACGTTAATATTATCCAAAGTTCTTATTTACAGTTTTTATTACAAGTTGTTTTGTATGATGATTTGTTTGGAGAAGCAGATGGTATTAAATCGCCACATACAATATTTTATTGGAAATTTATTCATATCTTAGAAATATGTTTTCATTTGAACAACATAGCAGAACAATTTTTAATAAAAATAAATGACAAAGGAAAATTTATTCTTTTTATAAAAGGTGTTTTAGTAGATTATAAAGATTTTGATAATATCATCCAATTGATTATGTATCAAAATGTTTATGGCTATGAAGATGATACTGATATGAACCCAGATATAAAACAGGCTATAGATGAATATTATTCTTTAGTAAATAAAGGTAAGGAACCAATAACATTAGAACGAAAGATTTCTGTAGTTACGGCTCATAACGGTATAATGAAAAAAGAATTGTTACTTATGACTTATTATAGTTTCATGTCTTTATTTGAAGCAGTAGTGGATGAAATTGACTATATTGTAAATAAAAATATTGAAGCTAATGGAGGTAAGTTTAAACAACCTATAGAACATTTGGTATACAGAGATAAAAAGAGTAAGTATAGTAATGCTTTTGGAAAGAAAGAAAGTTTAGAAAAAGGATTCAAAAAAATATAGTTTTAAAATAAGAAAGGGGCAAAAATAAATGGCTGATATTTATTTAGCAGGTGTAGCCACAGTTGATTTGTTCGATGGACAGGAATTATTTTCCACGGCAAAAACTCTGGTAGATTCTTCGGTTTCTTTAAATGTATCTTTGGAGGAAATTCGTGCAGGACAGGGCGCAAAGCTTTACGGCAAATATGCACATTCTTCTGTAATGGATATTACCCTTACTGATGCTATGTTCCGTCTGGAATATATCGCAAAGAATGTAGGTGGTGAAATCTCTATTGGAGGGACGGCAACTTTTAACGAACAGGTTACAGTAACCAAAGCAGGAAGTATTGAGGTAACTAATACCCCAGCGGCATTTGGAGCCTATGGTACGGTTGGTTGGTATAAGAAACCTACTGATTCTGCATGGACTTCTGGTGTATTCAACGATAAAACACTTACTATTGCGGGGGCAACTGTAGGCGAGATTTATTGTGTGAAGTATGTAAACACTTATGATTCTATGCGACAGTTAGTAGTAAACGCTAACTTTATCCCGGCAACAGTTCATGCGGTTATGACTGCTTCTCTTTTCCAGGGTAACAGTAACAATCCTAATGATGCCAATACAACTAAGATTGGTGAGGTTCAGATTGATATTCCTCGGCTTATGCTTTCTGGTGCACAGGATATTACTATGAACATGACAGGTGCGGCGCAGACACCTCTTACTGGTTCTGCATTAGCTTCTAGTAGCACAGAGAGTTGCGAAGATGATGCTATTTACGGAACTATTAAGGAGATTATTAATGGTTCTAACTGGATTGATGATGCATATGCTTTAGCTATCACTCCACCTGACCTTGAACTTGCTGTTGGAGAAAAAGAAACTATTGGTGCTTATGCATTAATTAGGAATGCTTCTCCTAAAAAGGTAAGTCCAACTCAGTTAACTTTCACTAGTGCGGCTAACGCTACTGCTACCGTAGATAATACAGGTGAGGTAGCTGGTGTAGTGGCTGGTAAAACCACGATAAATATAACTTTGACCGCCAAGCCAGCAGTAGAAGGTTTCGCCAATGTAACCGTGGTTTAACCTAGTTGTACTGGTTTTTAACCTTATTTATGGGACAGATATGTTTTATGTTTCTGTCCCATAGTACATAATTTTTGAAAGGAGATATGCATTTATGTATACATTTATTTGTCCAGATTCCTATAGAGGCAAAGTCGGAAATAGAGAAATGGTTAAATGTCGTAAACAAGGAGGAAATGTGTGTCCTTTTGTTTATTGGTGCGAAAACGCTCAAGATTGGAAACCTATAAGAAATACGCAAGAAACATGTTTACTTAGAACCAAAATAAATAAACCTGATAATGCCAGTGTTGTTAGATTTATGAAAAAAGGAAAACTTTATATAGAATATAAAGATGGTGTAGTGGTATTAGATAATCCTTTTGATTTTGTTCCTAAGTATGTAACTCTTATTCATAAAAGCGAAAAGTTTTATATTGATAAGAAAAAAGGTTTTGCCTAAATGAAAGTGGTTGGTGGGGCACTGTTTTACTTTACGAATTAAAAGAAGTTTATTAAGACTATTGACTTAATGATAATATTATGATATAATTATTCTATAAAAAATAAGGAGTATTATATTATGAAAATTACAATTAAAGGCGGAAAGCTCACTCCTTTAGGTGTGGGATGGATAGCCTAAAATAATATATAAAATGTGTATAAAACTATTGTAAACATACGCATAATGTGTTATATTAGTATCATAGCAATATAAACAGAGAAAACATAAATAGGTTTAGACATGAGCCTAATGCTATCGTTAATTCATTCAAAGGAATGATTGGTAGTAAAAGTCTTAATGAAATAGATTAGTCTTATATACTTTCGAGTATATTTGGAAGTCTAAGTAATTGAGAACCCAACGTGCTTTAGCCGTTGGAGTGTCAGATTTAAACATTTAGTGGATGCTTATAAGGAATACGAAAGTATTCAAAGTAGTTATTAAAAGAAGTTTAATGAATTTGTTTGAAGAAGAATATAATCGTATAACTATTATTGTTGATGAATTGGAAAAACGGGACAGAGAAAAAATGGAACTCACTAAAAGATTCTGTCCCAAATGTGGAAATCGGTTATCTTTTTCACGTAAAAGAATTAATGGAATATCGAAATATGTTTGTGAATGTGAACATTGTCAATATCAACCAAAATGTGAAGCTGGTGTGTCTTTGGAAGAAGCTGTATGGTATTTTGATGCATGGCTTAATCTTTAAAAATTGAACTACATAATAAGGAGATATTTTTATGGAATATAAACAGTGTATTAATCGTGGAGATGTTTTTTATGCAGATTTGCGTCCTATTGTTGGAAGTGAACAGGGGGGAATTCGCCCTGTATTAGTATTACAGAATAATGTAGGAAATAAATTTAGTCCTACTATTATAGTTGTTCCTTTGACAACTAAACCCAAAAAGTGTTTACCTATGCACCATGTTATAAATAAAGGCAAATATGATTTTCTTTTAGCTGATAGTGTAGCATTGGTGGAACAGATAAGAAGTATTGATAGAAGCCGATTTAAGGAATGGATTGGTTCATTATCAGGCTGGGATGTTGAACAAATTTATAGAAAGGCTATTATCAATTTGGCTAGAGACTAATTTTTTAAAAGAGAGGGGAGGTAGCTTTTTGGTGGATGAAGTGGTAGTACAAGAAATTAAAGTAGGCTTAAAAGCCGTGAATGGAAAAATAAACGAACATGAAATTAAATTGGTTCGTTTGGAGGAATCACACAAACACATTACACAGATGGCAGAAGATGTTATAGGGATGGCTAAAGAATTAAATAACACTATGCGGAATGTTCAGCTTGCCATGATAGGTATACAAGGAAATATGGAAAATTTAACAACAGATATGGGAGATATTAAAGAACGCATGAATAAGTTTGAAGATGATAGTAATATCAATATTCTTTCCGCAATTAAAAAGAATTGGAAAACAATTGTTCTTGCGTTAGCTTTTGTAGGTTATGTTATGTTGAGTAAATATGGAATCCATATTTAATTTGTAGAAACTTAAAAACTTAAAATTTAATTATAAAGAATGAAAGGAAGGGTTAATATGCCAGATTTTGGAATTGTTTCTATTCCTGCAATTGTGGTGATTGCTTATCTTGCAGGAAGCATTGTAAAGAATTACACTAAACTTGATAACAACAAAATTCTCCCCATTGTGGGTATTGTGGGAGGTATTTGTGGAGCATTGGCGTTTAGGATAATGCCAGAGTTTCCAGCGCAGGATATCATGACCGCAGTAGCTATTGGTATTGTTTCTGGGATGGCTTCTACATGGGTAGACCAGACAGTAAAGAAGGTTACAACCAAGTAACAAAAAGTAGAAGCCGTTTAAAGACTTGTTGTTGACAACTTATAATCGAAGGGGAGAGTGAAGGGTTTACTCTTTTGTACTCTCCCATACATATTAACATATTTAAAGAAAGGAAATGAATACTATGAAAAAAATAGAAGTTAAACCAGTTTATATTGAGGAATTTGATGTACATGTTTCTCCCTATTTATTGCCAGCAGAAATAGAATTAATTGCTAAAAAAATGATGGGAGGTAAGAATTATTCCGAAGAAATCTATATCCGTGATATTCTTATCATTAAATTGCTTACGGATATAACAGATGAAGAAGCGGAAGATTATGATTATTTGGTGCGGAGTGGTGTAATGGATAAGATATTAGTCAGTGTTAAGAATCTGTATTTGATTCAGTGCTATATCAGTTATGCACGTAGCACTTCTTTGGCAGTTATTAAGTTTCTTGATACTTTATCTAAGAATTTGGATAAGTATGGTAAGAAACTTCCTTCAAGTAAAGAGTTACAGGAAATGATGAAAGAAATTAAAAACATTGAAATTCCAAGCGTTAAGAATTAGGAGAAAAATATGCCAATAGCTAAAAATGCGGCGGAATTTTATGGAATATTCAATGAGCCAGTTCATAATGCAGTTGAATATGTAATGGATAAAATATTAACTAATTACAAACATCTTATTAATCAGATTGTTTATGGTAGAAGTCCAGAAGAATATGAAAGAACATATGAATTTCTGGAATCATGGGAAGCCAAGTCTAAAAAAACAAGACAAGGTGCTATAGGGGAAATGAGCCAGAATGTATCTTTTATGAGTTATAATCCAGAAGCTTTTCAGCATGGAAGTTTATATACTTCTTATGGAGATGTAAGAGATGAATTGGCAGGAATTATTTATCAGGGATTAGGTGGGAATCTATTTGGAGATGGATGGTGGACTAATCCCCGTGACCCCTGGACACCATTAATTCAGCAATTAAATGAAGGAAAAAAACTAAGAGAATGGTTTATTGAGGGAATGGAAAGACAAGGAGTAAAATGTCGCTCTGTTGGAGTAGGCCATAATATTAGTTCATTTTGGTAGAAAGTTATGAAAAATACAATAGTAGGTTTAGATATGAGTACCCTTTCGTCAGGGTACTCTGTTTTTGATTCTAAGAAAAAGTTAGTAGATTATGGAGTTTGGAAACAAGATAAAAAAGTTTTATGGAGAGACAGATGTATAAATATGGGGAATGAACTATCTAAATTAATAGATGTTTGTTCCCCTTCTTTGATTTATTGCGAAGATACTATTCTCAATGGAGAATTAGGTGGTAATGTTCAGACAGTTAAAATGCTTTCTGTTTTACAAGGGATTGTATTAGGAGTTTCTAATGTTCATGGAGTAGAAATAAAATTTCTTATGCCGTCTGCTTGGCGTAGAGATTTAGGAGTATATGATGGAACGAGAGAAGGAACTAAACGTCCTATGATGAAATATAAAACAATTCAAGTAGTAAATCAAATTTATGGACTTGAGTTATTTTACAATTTAAATATACCTAAATCTGTAAAGAATCAAGACGATATAGGAGATGCTATTGGTATAGCACATTCTCAATTATTTCCAGTTGAAAATATAACAAAACAGAAAGGAATGGGACGAAAAGCCAAAACAAAATAAAAGGAGTGAGTTATTGTGGCTTTAAATAGTAGTAATTTTCAGATTTTAGTTGCGGCAACATTAGATGCCGCTAATATACAAAAACAGTTAAACGCAATATCCAAGAAATATGGAACGATGAAGATTAATTTAGATGTAAACAATACATCTTTAAACAATGCCACCAACTCATTAAATAATTATCAGCAAGGTTTAAAACAAACTAGTGAAGCGGCAAAAAATACATCTCAAAGCATTGGAGATATTATAGGTAAAGTAACCAAGTTTGGAGCGGCTACTTTAATTATAAATGAATTTCGACAAGCAATTGTTGATGGATATGGTGCAGTAAAAGAACTGGATGCTTCTGTAACAGAATACAGAAAAGTATCAGAACTTACAGATTCTCAAATGGGAGGTTTTATTGATACTGCCAGAGAATTAGGTTTAACAGTGGCAAGAACAGCAGATGAAATGGTAGAAGCCGCTACACAATTTAAAAAGATGGGTAATGATGATTCCACATCTTTACAATTAGGTAGATTAGCTACTATGTTTCAAAATATTGCTGACGAAGCGATAAGTGCTGGTGATAGTGCTAGTTTTATTAATTCTCAGATGAAAGCATTTAATTTTACAGCGAATGAAGCTATTCATGTTTTGGATGCTGTTAATGAAGTTGCAAATAATTTTGCTGTATCTTCTAGTGATATATCTACAGCTTTGCCTAAAGTTGCAAGTACAATGGCATTAGCAGGTAACTCTTTTGAGGAAACTATTGGTTTACTTACGGCTGGTGCTGAAATAATTCCTAATCAAGCTTCAAGAATTGCTAGAGGTTTACGTTCTATTACTTTAAACCTTCAAGGGCTTAATGAAGATGGAGAGCAAGTTGCTGGTATGGCGGCTTCTATGCAGGAAGAATTTGATAAATTAGGTATTTCTTTATTGGATGAACAGGGCCAAATTAAAAGTACTTATGAAATATTCAGTGAATTAGCAGAAGTATTTCCTCGTTTGGATAAGAATACTCAAACGTATTATGCTAGTTTAATTGGAGGTAAAACCCAGGTTTACATAACGTTGGCCTGTGACAGACTTAATTGCGGGAAAGAAAGAGTTGGTTACTTTTTATCTGTGTGTAAACATGGATGCCTAAAGCTTTATATACTAAACTATAATAGTGATATTATAGCGGCTTAGACTAATCATCTAAGGTATAGTAAAAAGTATAAAGATATATGGTCAATCCGCAACGAAACTTCTATTGAAATATAGAAGGACGCTCAACGCATATCGAAAGCAGTCAATAGTTTTTATTGACAAATGTAACTAATTATGTTATATTAATAATTAGAATAAGCCATTTTAATGGACGAAGCGAGTAGAGTACACACTAACGCTAGGTGTGGAAAGAGTCTGCGTCATAATTTTTTGTATATAAAGATTATGATAAAATATATGCTAATCTTATATGAAAGTATAAGTAGAATTTTATCAATGAAAAGGAACTTAATAAAAAATGCCTAGACCGCCGATAAGTATTAAATATATAAAAGAATTTATTGAAGAGAATAATGGAAATTGCACTCTTTTATCTACTAAACATGAAAATATTCATGCCCATTTAATTTTTAAGATTTCGGGCGGGAATTCTCAGTGACTTGTCTCCGAGATGAAAGGCTCTACTTCTGAGGACAATATCCTCAAATATATAGAAAGGCAAAAGAACTGTCAGTTATGAATAAGGCAATCAAGTATAGATTATATCCTACAACTGAACAAGCTATTATGTTTGTAAAGACTTTTGGTTGTTGTCGTAAGGTCTATAATCTTATGCTTGCTGACAAGGTTGAGAGCTACAAAGCAACTGGGAAATTTGCTACAGTAACACCTGCTAAATACAAGACAGAATATCCGTTTCTGAAGGAAGTAGATAGTCTGGCACTTGCCAATGTGCAGATGAATCTACAGTCAGCCTTTAGGAGTCGATTCAGCAAATCTCGCAAGAAGAAAAATGGGTTTCCTAAATTCAAGTCTGCAAAGCATAGTAGAAAATCTTATACCACTAATAATCAAAAAGGTACTGTCGCTATTATTGGTAACGCCGTAAAACTGCCTAAAATCGGTCTTGTAAAAGCTAAAATCCATAGACAGCCTGAAGCCGACTGGATAATCAAGTCAGCTACTATATCCCAAGAAAGTGACGGAACATTCTATGTTTCTGTTCTCTTTGAATTTGAGCAGGATATAAATGCTGTACCTATTTCAGATAATGCCATTGGTTTAGATTATGCTTCTGATGGCTTATATGTTGATAATAAAGGCAATGTTGGAACTAATCATAAGTATTATAGAGAAAGTCATAAAAAGTTAGCCAAGGCCCAACGTAGGCTCTCCCGCAAGGTTGGTTCTAAAAAGGATGAAATCAAATCCAACAACTATATGAAACAACATCGCAAAGTCAATAAAATCCATAGACACATAGTAAACCAAAGACTTGATAATCTGCATAAAATATCTACTGAGATAGCCAATCGGTATGATGTTGTGTGTGTTGAAAGTCTGAATATGAGGTCTATGTCAAATAAAGGTTTTGGGAATGGCAAAGCAACCCTCGATAATGGGTATGGTTTGTTTCTAAATATGCTAGAATACAAACTTGCAGACCGAGGCAAATATCTTGTCAAAGTTGATAAGTGGTTTCCATCAAGCCAGATATGTCATTGTTGCGGAATAGTTCACCCTGAGATGAAAGATTTGCGTATTCGTACAATGACTTGTGATTGTGGACTAATAATAAGCCGTGACCAGAACGCAGCCATAAATATAAAAATTGAGGGCTTACGCATACTTCGTGAAGAAGTAGCATAAACCCTAACATACTGGTAGGCTAGGAACTAGCCGAACCTAACGCTTGTGGACACTGTGTAAGACTTAGTGATACCATTTCGTATCAGCTATGCAGTGGTGGTTGAAGCAAGAAGCTCGGTAACTTGTTGCCGAGTAGTTCACAAATGCAATGTAATAAATGTGGACATAAAAGAGGGGCAAAAAAGCAAGAATATCCTTTTGATTATTTAAAAGAAATAGTAGAGGAGCAACAAAAATATGATAATATAAAGAAGCAATATTGTAAAGATAACAATATTAATTTTTTAGAGATTCCTTTTTGGAAAATTGAAAATAATAAAGAAAATCCTTCTTTTAAAAAAGATATTGATAAAATTCTAAATAGAACATAGCGAGTTCTGTTTAATAAAAATGAGATGTTGTAACAGCTATACTTAAGAACTTTAATACGGCTATAGAAGCTACAGATACAGCTATAAATTCTGTTGGTTCTGCCATGACAGAAAATGAAAAATATCTTGATTCTATTCAAGGTAAAGTTGCGGCTCTTAATTCAGAATTTCAGAAATTTTGGACAGAAGGAATTAGTTCAGAATCAGTAAAACAAATAGTAGAATTTGGTACAGGTGTACTTAAATTAGTAAATGATTTAGGTGGCTTGCCCACAATTCTTACTGCTGTAGTAGGTATTATAGCAACTTTAAAAGGTTATTCTCTTGTTAATTATATAACAAAAATAACAAAGTCTATTACAAGTACTATTGGAGTAATAAAAGGTTTACAAGCGGAAGGTTTTACTCTTATTAATATTTTTAATGGAATGACCTCTGCCGCTACAAAGTTTCAGATTGCGGCTGGTGCATTAACTCTTATTATTACTGCTACTGTAGGTATAATGGCTTCTTTAAAGCAAAAACAGGAAGAAGCTAGAAATGCGGCTTTACAAGCAGGAGAAGCTTTTAATTCACAAGCACAAGATTTAAATAACTTATTAGAAAAATATAATGATATTTGGGATTCAGAAGATTCAGAAGGTGAAAAAGCCAAACAGTTAGCAGAGTTAAGGGAAACTTTAGCTACTCAATACGGTTTAGAAAAAGATGCTTTAGATAATTTAAATGGTTCCAGAGAAGCAGGAAACAAATTATTAAATGATGAAATTCAGAAAAGGGCAGAATCTACTTATGCTCAATATCTTTCTGAAATACAAAAAGCACAAGAATATTTAACACGTACAGATTTTAGCGTTACTTTGCCTATAACAATTGATGAAAATACTTTTAAAGATGAAACCAGAAATAAAATTAATCAAATTTTTGGTGAAATGGCTGTTGAATTTGATAATGGAGTAATTGCTTTCCAGGGCGGTTCAGAAAAATTGAAAAATGCTATGGAACAAGCTATTATTTATTTGTCTAAATTAAAAGAGCCTACAGAAAATGAAAGTTTATTATTAGCTTCATTGCAACATGATTTGACAAAAGTTGCAGAAGGATATAATGACAATACAGAAGTTATTCAAAAATATGCGGAAGTAATTGCAAGAAATACACCAGAAGTTACAAAATTTATTAATGGCCAATACGAAACTAAAGAAGCAATGGAAGAAGCAAAAAAAGTTGCTTTAGATTCTGTTGGGCCTTTTAAAGAAATAAAAACAGCAATAGAAAATTTAGCTAATACTGCATTTCCAGAATTTATAGTTAGTCAAGAAGAAACTACTACTGGTATGCACAATCAAAAAGATGAAGCAGACGAATTAGCAAAAACTCTTAAGGAATTATCGGGTGAATTATCAGGAGTACAAGGTGCTTATGATACTTTAAGTGAGGTTGCAAAAGAATATAATGAGACAGGTAGTTTAACAGCTACTACTTTAGCTAATTTATTAAAACTTAATCCAGAATATTTACAAGCATTGTCTATGGAAAATGGACAGTTGATAGTAAATACAGATATGCTTAATCAGATGGCTCAAGGATATGCTACAAGCGCGTACGAAGCGTTAACAGGAGTTACGGGAATAAGTGCTTTTGGTAATGCGTTAGAAGGTACTGCAACAGCAGGAGAAGCCGCCGCTCAACGAATTGCAGAAGCCGGGGATGCCGCTATTACAGCAGGTCAAAAAGCTTTTGAAGGAGCAAAAGGTTTTGAATCACTTATAGGAAGTATAGCGGCTTTTGCTGGTACTTTAAAAGCTGGTATAAGTGGTGATAAGGGAGATGGAACAAGAGATTATGGTCATGGATTTGATTCGCAAGTTGCCGCTTATCAAGAAAACGAACGTAAAAAGTTTTATGAGGACCTTATTGCTAAAATGCATGTAGATACAAGCGGAGGTAGTAAAAAAGGTGGAGGTGGAGGTGGCGGAAAAGATAGTGCTGAAAAAGCCGCTAAAGAAGCCGCCAAAGCATACAAAGAAGAATTTGAAAAACGTATCAGTGAAATTAAATTTAAATTTGATATGGGAGATGTTACTGAACTAGGTTATTGGAAAGAAGTAGATAAAATAGTTCAGGAATTTTATGCAAATAACGAAGCATATGCGGAAGAATATAGAGACTGGACAACTAAAATACAAAAGGGAATGGTTGCAGGAACCAAAGCTAATTACAATTTAGAGAGAGATGCTTTAGAGCATAAATTAGCTATGGACTTAATTTCAGAAGAAGAATTTTATAGGGAACTCGAGAAATTAAGACAAAAATATTATGCGCAAGACCCTATTTATGCGGCTGAAAATGAAGCTATAGAAGAAGAAATCTATGCTTTCAAGAAAAAGAAAATGAAAGATTTAGCCGATGAACGTAAGAGACAACGTAAAAAAGAATGGGACGAAGAAACTGATTGGTTAAATGAACAGAAGTCTCGTTATGAGACAGCGTTTAATTATATTGATTCTTTAGCTCAAAAAGAGATTGATGCTCTTGAAAAACAGAAGCAAGCAATTGAAGATAAATATAATGCAGAGATAGATAAAATCAATGAAACACAAGATGCTTTAAATGATGAAATTGAATTGCAGGAAAAGTTAGAAGCTTTAGCCAAAGCTCAGAATACAAAGATTAGAGTTTATCGTGAAGGTGTAGGTTTTGTTTATGAAAATGACCAGTCTGCCGTAGATGAAGCCAAAGCCGCTCTTACACAGTATCAGAAAGAACAGGATACTAAGAAAGAGATTAAACGATTAGAAGATATTAGAGATGCTACAATTGAAAGTGTAGAGGAACAGATTAAGTATTGGGAAAAGTATAGGGATGAATGGAAAGACATGGTTAATTCCTATACAGAACAACAGAACAAACTTATTGCTGAACAGGTTTTAGGTATTTCACTTGAAGGTGGAAACTGGGAAAAACGTTTAGGAAATTTACAAGATTATGTTGACCGTTATAACAGTATTCTTTCTCAATTAAAACGTAGGGGAGATTATGACGATGATTACGATGATGATGATGATTATGATTATGGTACAGGAGGCAGTGGTGGTTCTGCTGGCGGTGGTGGAACTATTGGCCCTGGCGACCATGCTGGTAGTGGTGGACATTGGGATTCTAGTGATTCTTCTCATGGCCCTGGTGCCGCTAATGGCACTACAACTGGTCATGGACTTACAATGGTAGGAGAAAAAGGTAGAGAATTAAGAGTTTTAGGTAGTGGTGTAAATGAAGCTGATGGTATTGTTCCTAATCATTTGACTGAGAATCTTATGAAATTAGGACAGTATTCTCCTAGAGAATGGATTAATGCTATTAGTCAAAATCCTGGTAATCAGCAATGTTCAACACAATATTCTTATGCGTTTGATAGTCTGGTATTACCTAATGTAACCAATGCAAATAGCTTTATTAGTGAGTTGAAAAATATTAAAAATCAGGCAATTCAGATGGGAGGAAGGAGGTTTTAACCTCCCCTCTCTACATAAAAAGGAGTGAGATATTATGACAGGAAATTTTGATATAAATAAAGAATTATTAGATGCAATGAGAATTATTGCAAGGCAGGAAATAGAAAGATGCAATAGAGATATAACTAAAACAGCAAGAGTAATAAATGTAAATAATGATAAAACTGTTAAAATAGAGATGGATGGAAAACAATATGATAATATTCCTAATTACAATGGAACTACTTTATCTGTTAATAATATAGTAAAAGTAACTTATCCCCAAGGGCAAGCAAGTAATATGTATGTTAGTGGGGGAGGCGAAGATGAAATATATAGCAATTTGGTGAAAGTAATTGAATATGGGAGTACATTGTTCAGCAATCTAAAAGCAAATACATTTGCTGACATTGATATCAAATTCAAAAAGTCTTTCAGCTCACCTCCATTGGTATTTGTGAGCAATGGGAGCAAATCTGGAAGTATAAAATATGGAAGCATGTCGATATCTGCAATAAATATAACATCAAAAGGTTTTACGATACGATATTATAACAATACTGACTATACTCCTCAGCCATATATAATGTGGACAGCTATTTTATAATATGGTTATCTAATAACAACATGATAAACGGCAACATGATTGGAGCTGGCTGTGCAAATACCTACTCCCGGCGTTTAGTGGATAAATCCAATCTGGAGGTAAGATGCATCAATGCCATAACTTCCACTGTATGGCTTCCTATGATTCTTAAAATAATAATTTGGAAAATGGAGCGGAGAAAGAGGGATTTGAACCCTCGCGCCGGTTTCCCGACCTACACCCTTAGCAGGGGCGCCTCTTCAGCCTCTTGAGTATTTCTCCGAATTGGTAATTCTTTTAATCATAATATTGTAGGTATTGATGAAGTAGTATCATGTTATGGTCATGCTATATCTAATGCAGGAGATGATTTTATTTCAAGATGGTTGCCTTTCCCTTATACTTTAGGTACAGACTCTTTGCCAGCTTGGTATGGGGCTGTAATGGCTGGTAAAAATACTGTTAAAATCCAACTTGGAAGTTCTATGCTTTCTCATTTAACAAAACTATATATAATAATAAAATATACTAAACTATAATAAAAAGGAGGTAATTATAATAAAATGGTAACAAAACCAATACTTAATGCTATGATAGCATTTGACGCTACCAATCCTGCAACATTTACATTTTATTCTGTTGGGGGTAATCAGGTAGTAAAAAATCAGCTTACTATAAGAAATAATTCCACCAATCAGATAATTTATCAAGATTCTGTAGAAACTTTTAAGTTTGAACACACTGTTCCTGGTGGAATTTTAACTAATGGAACATATTATAATGCTTCTATTATTGCTTATGATGCTACAGGAGAAGCAAGTACTCCTAGTGAACCAATACAGTTTTGGTGTTATAGTACACCTACTATTACCTTTACCAATATTCCTCCTACACTGATTATTAATTCATCTAGTTTTTTATTTGAATTTTCATATAATCAAACACAGGGAGAATTATTGAATTATTATTCTGTTATTTTATATAATTCAAATCATAGTGAAATAAACAATAGTGGAGAAATTTATCCTGGTGCTGGTGCACCTCCATTAGCTTTATCATATTTATTAACTGGTTTTGATGATAGAACTTCTTATTATATTGAAGTAAAAGGTTATACTGTTAATGGAACTTTAGTTACCACAGGACAAACTTCATTTACTGTAACATATTCAAGTCCTTCTGTCTTTGGTATTTTAGGATTGACTAATGATTGTAAAGAAGGATATATTACAGGAGAATCTATAATTTCTATTATTGAAGGTGAAAGTAATCCTTCTCCTCCTATATTTATTGATAATGCTACAGGTCAAGAAATTGATTTAAGAGGGGAAGGACATTGGGTAAGATGGGTAAGTGGATTTCAAGCAAATGGAGATTTTACTGCTCAATGGTGGATGCGTAACTTAAATCAAGATACAGAAATTAGTTATTTTTATAATAATATGGGGCAAAAAATAACTCTTACTTATAGACACGGATATTATAGAAATGAAACAGTAATGAAAGCTTATATTGAATTATGGTGTACTAATAATGCAATAGCAGGAGATATATATTTTAGATATAGTAATTATATCGACCTTCCTACAGATACAGATTATTTAACTTTATGGGTAAGAAGAATTGGAAATATATATGATATTATGTTTGTTAATTTAGGACCAGTAATCCCCGTAGCCAAGGTTATAGGAGGTGGAGAGAATGTTTAGTTTTATGGGTTACAACTTCGTACAAGACAGTAACGCACTCGACCCGTCACCTAGTAGTGTAAATAACATAACCAGTATTCAGTTGCAGAATGGTATTTACGATTACTTTCATTTAACCAATAATGTAACAGCCGAATATTCTCCTATTGAGCCTTTAGAATGGGCTTATTTGGATATTATCAATGCTAATTTTAATGGTAATATCAATGGTGGTAACGTTGATTTCTTATTGGATTATTTGACAGCTATCAAAGTAAAGAGAAGAATAAAAGGAACTTTCAACTGGGTAACTTTGAAAACAGTTCCAGTTAAAACATTTGATGATTTAAACTTCGTGTTTAGGGATTATCTTAACGGAAATTTTGTGGATTATGAGTATGCTTTGGTTCCAATTTTAAATGGAGCAGAAGGAGATTATATAACCAATAGTATTACCAGCCAATTTGCAGGAGTGTTCTTATGTGACAAGGATACTATATACAAATATTATGCTGGGGTTTCTTATGGTAGTGCAAAACGTGTGAAAAAAGTAGGAGTATTTGAAGCTTTTGGTAGTCAGTATCCTATTGTAGTATCAAACGCTTTAACGAATTATCATTCTGGTAGTGTAAGCGGAACGATTCTTCCTAAAGATTATGATGAAACTAGAGCCTTGAATAGAATGGCAATTGTACAACAGGGTAAAGAATTAATTGACTTTATTACTAATAATAAAGCAAAAATTCTAAAAGACTGGAATGGAAATATCTTTTTAATTATGCCAGTTGGTGAACCTACAACCACTTATAATAATAATTGGGGCATGGGTAAGATTGATGTAGACTTTGAATATGTGGAAGTAGGAGATGCTAATTCAGAAAGTGATTTAATGTCATTAGGACTGATTGAACCCTCAGTAGATACTTCTACACTTGGTGAATAAAGAAAGGAGTAGATTAATAAATGGCTTTAGTTATTAATCAGGATTTATATACTGTTACAAAGCAAAGAGTTAAAAATCGTCAGATAAAAATTAATCTACTCAATTATTCTTATCAGATAGTAGATGAAATTACAGGTAATGTTGTAAGTGGAACTATCAGCGTTGATGCTAATAATGACCAGCGCCGTTCTTGCAACATTACCTTAGTTGTAGATGATAGGAATGAATTTGAGATTAAGAGTGGTGGAAAAATTTGGTTAGATAAGTACATTCAGATTTTTGTTTCTGAGTTTAATTTCTTAACACAGGAATGGCAGTGGGTTAATTTGGGTATTTATATTATTAATACTCCAACATGGGCTTATGATGCTTCTACAAATGCTTTATCTTTTGAAGGTTTAGACTTAATGGCTAAATTAACAGGTGTAAGAAATGGATATATTAGTGATATGCCTACACTTATTCCCCAGGGAAGTAATGTACGTAATGCTATTATTGAAATTTTGAAATTGGCAGGAGTAGAAAAGTATATTGTAGAAGAATTACCTTATACTTTACCTTATGATATACAGGTAGATATAGGAGATACAGTCTATAATTTATTGGCTCAATTAAGAGATGTTGATGCTACAAAGGAAATCTTCTTTGATGTAAATGGAGTATTTAAATATCAAAGCATTCCTAGTGGTCATGATGAAGCGTCCCTTATAGATGATGATGTATGGAACATAGTTACATTGACAGAATCTATTGTTACAGATTTTGAATCAGTAAAAAATGTAATAAGAGTATTTGGAAAATCTCTTGACCCAACATATTTTCCTTCGGCAACAACAGTTACAAATAATATCATCAATTTGACAATTGCAGATTATCCTACTAATATTACTGCTGATACAAGTTTCACTGTAGGTTGGGTAAATCCTATAACTATGGGTGGAAATCCTTTTATAAAAGTAAATTCTAATACTGCTTTACCTCTTGTTAATGAAGATGGAACGCCAGCGGCATTAGATAGAGCCAATCAATACTATGTTGCCAGATATCAAAATCAGAAATTTATATTTTTGGGATATCAGCAAATATATGGAGAAGCTAAAGATGAAAACCCAGAAAGTCCTTTCTATATAGGAAGTACAATAGGAGAAATTGCTATTCCTTTACAGGGTGGAGAATATGACAATATTCATACTAACGAATTAGCTCGTCAAAGAGCAAAATATGAATTATTCTTGCGTACAAGAATGAATGATGGAGTTAATTTAACATGTGTTCCTATTTGGTGGCTGGATGTAAATATAGTTGTTTCGTATACAGTAAAGGATACTAATACGCCAAAACAATATATTATTAAAAGCTTTTCAGCGGATTTGCAAGAAACTGGTGTTCAGAATATCAGTATGATATCTTATTATCCGCAATATGAATCTTTTTAAGGAGGTAAGAAATGAGTGTATTATATCCATCACTTTCTAATACAACGTTTCCAAATACTATTCAAAATTTTGTAACTTTTCTAAATATTACTCCTACTGATGCTTCTTTGATTCAGAAATATCAACTTGCAGTACAGTCGGGTAATATGGAAGAAGCAGAAAATATATTTGGGCAGATACAGAATGGTAATCAGAAAATTATTGATGCTACTAAATTAAATACTTTAGTAGACACTACAGTTGCATTAGAAAACTTTTTTAAAACTGATGTACTTCCTTATATAGAAGTTAAACAGAGTGAATGGCAAAATATCATTAATTTATTTAATTATAAGGGAGTTTTTAGTCCTGTTACAACGTATGTTAAGAATAATTTTGTAACTTATACTTATAATGGTGTAGAATATGTATATATTGCTACCAGTAATCCTCCTATTGGAGCTGACCCAACAAATACAGCTTATTGGAGAAATATTTCTATTCGTGGAGAAAAAGGTGATTCTGGTGTAGGAATGTCTTTTCTTTATGCATGGGATTCTACAGTTCATTATTCTGTACAAGACGTAGTAACTTATGGAAATTATGTATGGGGAGCGACTAAGAAAAACCAAAATCAGGCTCCTTTTGAGGGTTCGGAGTATTGGTCTAACATAGGTACGATTAGGCCCCGTGTAATCCCTGTTACCAGTTCTTACCCAGCTTTACAAGAGACAGGGGACTTATGGTTTAGAGTTTTATCAGATGGGGAGGGTATATAAAAGATGGAAAATCTATCTGATTTTAGCGGTATAGGTTTTGACATTATTAAATGGCAGGACTTAGCTTTAAAAAATGAAAATTTAAGACAGCAGTTTATGCAGTATTTTAGAGAAGGATATTATTCTCAGGCATTAGCTCTTATTACAAATAATGTAGATATTGATTCAGAGACAGTAAGACCAGAAGTGTTTAATATGATAAATACTTCTTTGACTTATTTACAGAATCTTTATTACAATTCTGTAGAAGTAGTATTGTCAGAAGATGAACAACAGTTCCAGTATATGATAAATAATTTTATAGACAAAAAAGAATTTAGTGCAACTGAAATATATATTCCTTATAATTTTGTAGTTTATAATGAACAGATATATATGTGTATAAAAGCAACTACGGCTGGTATTCTTCCTACAAATACAGATTATTGGCTTCTAATTGGATTAAAAGGAGAGATAGGAGCCACAGCTATTGATACTACTTTAAGATATAAATGGGATTATAAGATTACTTATTCTCCTAAAAATGTGGTAACTTATAATAACGTATTATATGTAGCAAAAAATAGAAATAATAATTCTCAGCCCGATATTAATCCAGAAGATTGGGAAGTATTTATGACTATTCCTAGAGCTAAGATTATTGTATCTGCAACAGAACCTAATCCAGATGCTTTAGTTGAAGGAGGTCAATGGTGGAAAATTATTGTAGGGTAATTCCTGCCAAAATACAAGGCGCTTATAGTGACCGACTCAAATAGGCTTAACATATTCTGCTGATGTAGACACGTATATGAAGAATAATTATACGTGATTGATATAAATATAAAAATAATTGAAAGGAGTGGTAAAAATGGCTCAAATAAACATTGAAATGAACGTAAAAAATGATACTGGGTATGACCAGCTTCATCCTAAAACCAATGTTAATGTAGTAGAAGGAGCGGCCCCTAAATCCATAGGGGCTACTGCTACTGCCACTGTAGCAGGATGGACAGGAACAGCGGCCCCATTTACACAAGTAATTAGTATAGCTGGTGTTACTACTACAAACAATATTGAAGTTGGTTTGGCTTCTACTATCACTTTAGACCAGATTAAAATGGCTATGAAATGTATTATTCAATGTACGGCCCAAGCCAATAATCAAATAACTTTAACAGCGTTTAAGAATAAACCTACAATTGATTTACCTATTCAAGTAATAATTTTAGGTTAAGAATAAAATAATTTTTAATTTGACTGTATAAAAATTTAAAGAAAGGAAACAATTAAGTATGGCTATAATGAATAACTTTACTTCTGGTGGTGCGCCTACAGATGAATTAACAGCAACCCCAGCAGAAGTAATGAAAGGTTATAAATTTTTAGGCAGTGGTTCTGATGATGAACAAGTAGGTACATTAGAATTAACAGGAAATGCGGCAGTTAATCATGTGTTACAAGGAGAAACATTTTATAGTACAAATCCTAAACAGAAACTTACAGGTACTATGACTGTAAATAGTATATTTTCTTTTAAGGCGCAAGTAGTCAGTGGGCGGCAGATTTTGTTTACGTAGCAAAATCCGACTACTGCGACAAGGAAGCCGTTCTAGTGATGGCAGAAATCGTGTTATTTATAGAAGTTTTGGTATCATTTTAGCCATTCTTCATTAATTTTAAAAATAAATTTTAAGAATGAAAGGAAAAGAAAAATGATTGTACATCAGGTTTATGCGTATATTTGGAATGAAACTGTACAGAATGTTGTAGTATGTGATAATTACCAGTTAGCGAATGATATTGCCAAAGGTTGTTATGGTAATGATGCCTTTGCTGTAGATTGTTTACAGTATCCTTGCCAAATTGGAGATAAATATATTGATGGAAAATTCTATAAAGTTCCCGAAGCTCATGTAGATGGGGTTATGGTTGCTACAGCTATAGAAAATATTCCTGTAGATATTAGCAAATTGGTAGAAATTGAATATGTCTCTACTCAGGAACAGGAAGTTGCTACCTTAAAAGCACAGAATGCTTTATTGGCGACAGCCACTTCTTTTATCGCTAATACTTTTACAGATGAACAAGCTATTAAAGTAGTAGACCTTTATCCTTTTTGGTCAGGTAATGGTATAAGATATGAAGTAGGAGAAAGAGTAAAGGATGAAAATTATATTCTTTATAAAGTAATTACTGCTCATACGTCACAGCCAGAGTGGGAACCTTCTGTATCTCCTTCGTTATTTGCAGAAGTAGTAGACCCAGAATAGGTTCCACCTACAAATTCTACAAAGTAAATGTATAGGATACTCTAAAAAGGGTATAATATAAATGTAACCATAAAAAATGATTTCAAGAAAGAGAGGAATTTATAATGGCAGTTTTAAAAGGTCACAGTGACAAGAGGACACCGGAACAGAGACATGATGATTCAGTTACTATGCGTGAGGACATAAAGCCCACTGCTCTTAACACAGAAAAGAATTACGTGACTACTGGGCCGGCTACTGGTAAATCAGACGAACGTAAAGATTGATGTTGTTAAGGGAGGAATAATATCCTCCCTTTACATATTTTTAGAATGTAAATAAAAGGAAAAGAGGGAATAAAAAATGAGTATACTAAATCGTTTTCCAACGGGGGGGGTTATCTTCTGAGGTCACAGCAACTAACAACTAACTTTTAACAGGGTATACAGCTATAACGGCTAACTCAATCTGTTACTCTTATGAAGGGTTCTAATATAACACCTAATACATCTGTAGTAACAATTCCTACCAAGAAGTTATAATTTAATTCCTTATAATTTAATTAATGTTGAAGTAAATCCTCCAACTTCATCTATTTCTTTATCTACAGTTTATAGGAGTATAGTATTTCATTATGGGAGCGATTTAAATACAAGAGATGCATTTATAAATTCAACGAAACCATCAACTTATGTATTTAGTTTTGATATATCAGAAATAAATGCAACTAAATGGTTTACGTTTATGTTTTTTTATAAAGAAAATACCAGTGCTTATAAAGGAATTATAAATCGTATTTGGTTTAGCTAAAAAGAAAGGAAGATTATTATGGCAGATTTAAAAACGGCAAAAGGACTAGTGGAATTTGCACAGTCTAAAATTGGTACACATTATGCATATGGAGCAAAAGGAGAGATACTTACTAAAACAAAAATATATTCCTGGGCTAGAATGTATCCTAACATTTATACTCAGTCTTATATAAACCAGCTTTTAAAATGGGTTGGTGAGTATGCAGTTGATTGTTCTGGTCTTATTTCATGGTATACTGGTATCATTCGCGGTTCCAGTAATTTTGAACAGACTGGTACAAACAAGATACAGCCTTCAAAACTTGATGATGGTAAGTTTGGTTGGGCGGTATGGAAAAATGGTCATATCGGCATTGTAGAGAGTTCTAACAAGGTCATAGAAGCCAAGGGTATTAACTATGGCACCATCAGAAGCAATCGAACAGCTACCCCATGGGTAAACGCTTTCCAGATAAAGGATATTAATTATCAGGCAGAAGAAGGTTTACAGGGATGGAAAAAGGTTAAGGATGGATATGTATATTTTCAGAATGGAGTTATGCTGAAAAATGCATGGGTAAGGGATAAAGACAGATGGTATATTTTAGCTGGTGATGGCCTAATGATTCATGACGATTGGTTTTATGAGAATGGAAGATGGTATTATTTGGCTGGGGATGGCGGTATGATTTCTAACCAGTGGCTTTTATATAAGGATAATTGGTATTATTTTGATGGGGCTGGGGTTTGTTTAACAGACACATGGTATAAATATAATGGAGACTGGTATTACTTAGATGATACAGGAGCTATGCATAAAGGAATGCTTTATGATAATGGTAAATGGTATTATCTGGATAATGAAGGTAAATTAGTTACAAATAAAAGTATTGTATTTGATGCTAAAGATGATGGGGCATTAAAATTTGCCGGACTTGTAAATAAATTTGATGAATAATGGAGGTAAAAATATGGTAACTATGAGTAAGTGGGGGGGCAAACGGTACTGCCGAAGCAGAATTTTATGGTTTAAGTACTGATAGCAAACCTGTAGATGAAGGAATTCCTAACGGTTCATCATTTTTTGAGATGGATACATTTAAGGTATATTTCTTTAATAAGACAACAAAAGCATGGATAACTGAGGGAGGTGTTTAAATGTCTCCCATGCAAGTTTTAGCTATTTGTTTGAATAAAATTGCAAAGATAAATAGTGAAATAGAATCTATTCCTGCCGCATTAGTTTTTAAAGCTTCAATAGATAATGTGGATTTACTTCCTACCAATCCAAAAGTAGGAGATATGTATAATATAACAGTTAAATCTATTTATGGTGAACCAGGAATGAATGTAGCCTGGAATGGAACAGAATGGGATGCGTTAGGAAGCACCATAGATTTAAGTCAGTATTATACCAAAACAGAAACAGATAATAAATTTTCATATAAAACCAGTGTTAAGGCCGTAGAGGGAAATACTGTTTCTACGGCTTTAACAAATAATATTTTGTATGTTTTTTCAGAATTAGCTTCTCTTAATATTACAGGTTTAAATAATTCATCTGAATCAGGTGAAATAATTAGGGAATGGATGTTTCAGTTTACTTCTGGGGCAACTCCTACAGTAGTAACTTTTCCTGCTGGTGTAAAATCTGAAATGATTGTTGCGCCTAATACAGTATATCAATGTAGCATAATCAATAATCTTCTTACTTTTCAAGGATGGAAGGTGAGTAATTAATGAGTTTAATGCATAGAGAACAGATGGATTGCTGTAATTATTTTGAATCTATAGGTAATGAAATCACTATAGATTCTAAAAGTAATTGGATGCAAGTAGAAAGTATTGAAGGGAATACTACTCAGTTGCAAACTACAGGAGCACAGTTGTTTGATGCCAATAAGATACCATCAAAGTCCCAGGGAGGTGCAACGGTAGTCAATAATGGTGATGGTAGTTTTACTATAACTGGAACAGGTGTTTTAACGGAAACATTTTATAGTGAGCATATCTATTCCAAAGACAAAACATTGCAGGTGCTTAAACCTGGAAAATATAACATATCAAAGTCTGATGTTTACCCTCGGTGCACCTTTTTGTTGCTAGGGACAGGATTAAATAAGGAAATCACGAGCCAAACTGCAATACCAATAGAAATAACGGCTGAGGACCTTATGGTAAATGATGTGCGTGTTATAATTTCTATATACGGTAATAAAAACAGCACTATAAAACCCGGTACAATAAAGCCTATGGTATGGATGAAAGAAGCAATTCCAACAAATTCAGATTGGGAACCTTATACGGGAGGTAAACCATCACCAAGCCCGGATTATCCGCAAGAAATTGTAAATGCTGATATTAAATCTGTTACGATTAAATCTGCACAAAGGCAACCTTATTATAACCCTCAAACAATTTCTCTTACTTTTACTGAGCCTTTTAGAAAAGTTGGAGATTATGCAGATGAAATAACTCCCACAAAAACAGTTAGTCGTTGTATAGAGATAACATTAGATGGTAGTGAAAATTGGTCTGTTAATTCATCTGATAAAAGATTTCAATTGTCAAGAGGTTTACCTGTTCCTATGAATAGAAGGGCAGGATTTTGTAATCAGTATTTTGTAAGAACTAAAAGAATAGAAAATGAACCGCAAGTATGGTTAGGAATTGATAACAATGATTTTATTTATATTCCTTATAATCAATTCTATGATGAATCTTTAGAAGATAAAGGTTTGTCATTGTGGAAAGCTCATTTAGCTACCAATCCTCTTAAGATTATTACTTATACAAATCCAGAAGATTATGTAGAAACTCCTTTAGACCAAAGTAATGTTGACGCAATTAAAAGTCTTTATGCTTATAATGGAGTTACTTTATTAAACAATAATGAAAATACTGTTATGAAAGTTATGTATAAAAGTAAATGATAAAAATACCCTCTCCCGTTTTAGTAGGAGAGGGTATTTTTTTGTTTTATTTTGATTCTAAATATTTATGCAAATATTCCAAATCTTCTTTTGTAAAATTCATTTTAATATTTACAACACATTATTTTTTTATTCATTGTATATTCTCCTATAAAATATACCATTGATAACTATATCGTAACATTCATTGAATGCTTGTTTCCACAATGTTCTATCAAATTTGTCAATGATTAAGTTAGGATTTTTAATAAAAGTGATATCGCTAATGCCGTAAATTTCTTGCATTCTCAAACAAATTTTTGCACCTTTTTCTGTATTATTGTAATTTTCGTTATTGATTATTTCTTCTAATATTTCATCAGGCATTTTATATTCTCCTTATTTTTATTTTATTCCTGTTGAACCAAAGCCACCTCTATTTGGATTTCCCAGGGTATTAACTGGTATAAAAGAGATATCAGGCTGTTTCTGGTATATTCTGAACTGGGCTATACGGTCATTGAAATGGATGGTTGTATCTCTAATAGCGAGAGCCTGAAACATCCAAATATCATTATCTCCGCAATAACTATTATCTATGATTCCCTGTGAGTGAGCCATAACAATGCCGAATTTTTCTGGTGTACTGCTACGAGGAAGGACGTGAGCTTCACAATTAGGAGGTAACTGCATAGATACTCCTAATGAAATTCTACGGATTTCTCCTGCTTTTAAGGTTACATCCTGAACCTCTGCACAAGCTAAAGCTTGGCAGGTTCTGTTTCACTTATACCGCTTTTAAGCTCTCATTTACTTGCATAAATTACAACATCTTAACTATTAATATAAGTATCTACAGACTTTCACTAACTAACTTACTATTGCTTGTTTAATGTTAGTATAACGCCCAGTTCTCGACGTTTATTGATTTAATTATATTCCCATACTTGCTATATTTCTTTTTGAATTTCTTAATCTATTTATTTCATCATCGTGTAAAATCTTAAAATTATCAAACTCTTTAAAACATTTTTCTCTATCGACTTCTTTTAAACTGTCTTTAACATTCATTATTAGAAAAGCAGAATAAATATCTCTCTGAATTTTAAATTCACCAAAATCATTCCATCTTTCTCCTAATTCTTTCTTAACATAATTATCATCAAAGTGATTATACTGACTTGCTTTTACATTCCATGTATCAATCTTAATTAATTGTTTTTTATTCCACTTTAATTTATTATCTAATATTGTTAAGAACATAGACGGTGCTTTGTTTGCTAAACTCTTACCAAACCTTTTCTTTTTATTGATTTTGCCATTCTTATTAACAGTAGTATTCTTTGCTCTAGCTTGCAAACCTTTATAATTCATTGTTTCAACATAAATATCATTACCCAAATTCAATATATGATTAGCTAATTTATTATGAGATTGCTTTCTTATTTCTTTTTGTTTTCTTTGCAATTCTCTTAATTCATTTTGTACTTTAATATAATGTTTAGATTTAATCCATTTACTTTTATCTTTTATATTAATAGTACCATTTTCATTATATTTATTTGGATTAGTTGAACGTCTGCTTCTATCCATTTTACGCTGTAGCACACGTTTTTCTTTTTCAATATTATTTATTTCAGGTGCTAATTCAAGTAATTTAACTTCATCTTTAGAACTGTAAGCTATTGTTTGAGTTCCAATGTCAATTCCAACTGTACCATTATTAACAGGATTCTTAATTTCACCAGTTTCTTTATTACATTTTATAGGTGGTATTCCCTCCATTATAAGTTGAACATAATATTTATATTTGCCTTTGATTATTTCTCTTTTAATTCTACAATATTTAACTCTATTTTGCAAAGCTTGTTGAACATAAATATCATTTGGTTTAATTACAACAGGAATATTAAGCTTATTAAATATTATTTTATTATCTCTAAATCTTATTCCTTGCTTATTGTCAGAACTTTCAAAAGAAAACATTTCTCCGTACTTAATAAAACTTACTTTCTTAGCTTTACCAAACTTTAATCTATCTATAGCTTGCATTGCCCTTAATTCAAGTTTAATAGTTATATGACTACCTAATTCTTTAAAATCATTAACTCTAAGAGAAGTGATAAGTTTATTTATGGCTGTTCCTTTTAAACCAAATTCTTCAGATATTTTATCAAATAGTTTATTACGTTCTGTACATTTAGGCATTTTACAAGTTTGAATATATTTTTTACTCTGAATCATAAGATAATATCTTTTTAATAATTTTCCTAAAATAGCATTATAATACCTTCTTGATAATTCCATATATTTGTTTATTGCTGATTCGTCAGATATTGTTGTTTTTAATGGTAAAGTCAAAATAAATGATGATGTAGTTTCTCTTGCCATAAATATTTCACCTCTCTTTCCTAATATTATTATAGCATATCTCAATAAATTTATCAAGTATTATTTTCCTTGATTTTCAATATATTTTTTAACTGTTTCAAGACTAATACTTCCCACACTAGCCACAAAAGAACTTCTGCTCCAAAATTTACCTCCCCATAAATATTTTTTCTTTATGTAAGGAAATTCTTCAAATAGTCTAATTGCAGTAGTTGATTTCACTAATTGAATACACTTCATAACTCCATATCTTGGGTTGCAATTAATAATCATATGAACATGGTCTTTATCCGTTTCAATTTCTTCAATAATAAAATCATGAGCAATTGAAACTTCATTACAAATTTCTTTTAATCTATCAGAAACTTTACCAACTAATATTTTATGTCTATATTTAGGACAAAATATAACATGATAACAACAACGATAAACTAAATGCTCCGATGTATAATAATCTTTTAATTTCTTGTATTTGTTCATTTTATCTTTAATTCGCCACTATACTGCACACGTTTCACGTGGCAGATAGCGTGGCGTTCCTTTTTCTATCCAATCTTCAAAATTGTTAGAAAGTAATATTTTTGTCCCGGCTGGCAAAGAGTTAATGGTGCTATATATATTAACATCATTATCAGGATTAAGAACAAAACCTTTTTTATCAAAAAAGAAAAGTCCTTCTTTTACAGCCCATTTTTTAACCGAGTTTCTTTTTTCTTTTTTTATTCTTTTATTCATGGCTTATTTCTCCTTTTAATATAGAATATAAATTGGTACATACGAGTACAAGAGTTTAAAATAATATAGATGAAGAAGTATTCGTCTTTTTATTTATCTTTATTATACTTGATAATACTAAGTCTGTCAAGGAAATTGAGCATATTCCCTGACAGACTTTATAATGATTTTTATTGAATTGTCTGATAATTATTCTTATAGAAAGACATTAATCCAATATATAAACATGTATGTTTCTTTTCTAAATAATGTCTATAATTAGGATTTAATTTACCTTCGAGTTCTAACTCTATTTGATAGAGCTGTTCTAAATACCAGTTTATTAATTCTTCTTCATTAGAAAACGTGTCTTTATAAATAGGTATTTTTAAAAGAAAATTATCTATAGTATAGGGATTATTAGGATTCTTCATTTTTATTTTCTCTCCAATTATAGTCTTTTACAAGAATCTGTATTAAAAAGTTTTTAAATTCTTTGATTTCTGCATTAGTCATACTATCCGTTCCTCTTTCTATTTATTTTTTAATAGTCAATATTTTTATATAAAATTTCTTGATTAGTACTTCCTCTTAATTTAAGAGTGATATCTCTTTTATCCTGTTCGTATCTTCCTGTTATTATCACATCAATAAATCTAATAATATTAATTCTAAGCCAATCTTCATACCAACCTTCATATGTGAGACTATTAAAAATTTTTTTCTTAACAGAAAAAGAAAATATTTCTTCTTTTGTATATCCTGTCCATAAAAAGATTTTTATGTTTGGAAAATATTTTTTTACAAAATATAATATTTCCCATACATAACGAATATTTTCATTACATAAAGGTTCTCCACCTAATACAGAAAAGTTTCTTTGTATTCCATTTTTGGGAATAGCTGTTAATATTTTATCTAAAACTTCTTGAAAACTTTCTTCAATTCCTCCATTAAAATTCCATGTTTCTGGATTATGACATCCAGGACAATGAAAGGGACATCCTTGTGTCCAAAAAGAAACACATATGTTTTCTCCGTTTACTATATCATTTTCTTTAAGTGCGGCATACCTTATTGTTTTTTTGCCATTAAGATATTCTATTGTGAGGCCGTTAAAAAGACTGTTCATGATTTTACCTCCTATATGGTTAAAACTTCGTAGAAGCTAAATCTAGCCGTTTAATGCCCTTAGATGAACAACTGTTAGCCTACGGGATTAAAACGGCTAGAAATGGATTTTACGATGTCATTTTAAAGTAGATTAGAATTAATCTTCGTTATCTCCTAAATGAACGAATCTATCTCTAATTTCTTCTGTTCGCCCATAATTCCAATAATGAGTTCCTATATACATTTCTACCCTCGATTTCTCGATATTTATTAGGGGATTGGACTATTCCTTATGTTCTCTCCATTTAAATAGATTGGTTGAGCAACACCGATAATTATAGTCTCTGCACCTTTTTATTGACATATTCCTTTATTTGTTCTTTTCTTGATTTTAAAATTTGTGGTTCTTCTTTAGGGTATCTATATTCTTTAAAAAGAATTTTTTCTGCATACCATCTAGCCCAATAAGCTTCTTCTTCATAAATGTAAGTTCCTAAATTAAGCATTTTTTGATTTATTTTAATATGGGCATAATATTTATTATCTTTAGTTAGACTAACACCTTTATAATTAACATTCATTTGATTTTGTGATTTAGTAACTATTCTTAAATTTGATTTTCTATTGTCTAATTTATTATGATTTATATGGTCTATAAAAACATCTTTTTCTTCAATTTCCATAATTACATGTGTCATATGTTTGTTGGAACCTTTATACTTAGGAGTATTCATAGCATAACCAGAACTAGATAATTTCCATTTTATATTTTTTACTTTAGATAAATCTTCTGTATCAATTATTACTTTTGCAATAACTTCGTAATTTTTATCATAAAGATTTATAGTAGTAATTTCTCCATTTATAAAATATTCGTTTTTATCAAGTAATGTTCTAGGATTATTGTCTAAAAATTTTCCATACTTTTTTTGCTGTTTGTAATGTTTAGGACATAAAGTATATCCATAACTTTTAATTTTACGAGTTAAAGGTCTTTTACAAATATCACAATAAAACATTAATTTTCCCTCCTTTCTTTATTATTTTTATAGGAATATGTCAATAAACTTGGCTCAAGATTATCCGTTTAATTTATATCATAATAAATTAAGTGTGGACTTCCCTTGAATTTCTATCGTTTTGAGATGTGGCAATAATTTAGAACAATCTTGGTCTACCACATGTTCTTCTAGCGATATTCATTGTATCTTGATTAGTATTTCCACAATTAGGACAATACCAACTCATATCTTCTGAATTGATTTTCATTTCTCCATCATAGCCACATTCATGACAATAATCACTCTTTGTATTTAATTCTGCATACATGATATTATCATAAATGAAACGCATAACTGTTAAAACAGCATCTATATTTCCAGTTAAATCAGCCGTTTCAATATAACTTATCGCCCCACCAGGAGAAAGTTTCTGAAACTTAGATTCGATAGTTAATTTAGTAAATGGGTCAATATGCTCAAACACAGGAACATGATAGCTGTTAGTAACATAATCTCGGTCTTTTCCATCAAGTTTTATAAATACATCTTCACCAAATCTTTTCTTAAGACTTTTAGCAAATTTGTAAGTTCCACTTTCTAATGGAGTACCGTATACAGAATAATCTATATCTTCTGCCGCTTTCCACTGAGCACATTTATCGTTAAGTTTCTGCATAACTTCCAAACCAAATTTCTCACCTTCTGCCCCATCTGTATGAGAATGACCTGTCATATACTTTACACATTCATATAATGCCCCATATCCTAATGATACTGTACAGTAACCATGATGAAGTAAGTCATATAATCCTTCTTCTTTATTTAAACGTGCCAATGCTCCATTCTGCCATAAGATAGGAGCTACATCAGAAGTAACTTGTTCTAACCTTTTTAATCTGGCCTTTAATCCTAAATGGCAAAGTTCTGTTCTTTCTTCAAATAATTCCCAGAATTTGTTAAAATCTCCACCAGATGATAATGCAAGGTCAGCTAAATTAATACTTGTAACCCCGGCATTAAATCTTCCATAATATTTATTTCCCTTTTCCCAATTATTACATTTGCTATAATTTTCTGTTGTTCTGTCAGGTGTAAGGAAAGACCTGCATCCCATACATGCATATACTGCATTTTTATATTCTCTCATTTTCTTTGCTGAGATATAATCTGGAACCATACGTTTAGCTGTACATTTAGCCGCCAATACAGTTAAATTCCAATAAGGAGAATTTTCTTCTATATTGTTTTCATCTAATACATAAATCAATTTAGGAAAAGCAGGAGTAATATATACTCCTTTTTCATTTTTCATTCCTTTTATTCTCTGATTTAAAAATTCTTCAACAAGTAAAGCCGTTTCCTTTTCATATTCTTTATTTTCATTAATATACATATAAACTGTAAGAAAAGGAGACTGACCATTAGTAGTACTCATACTATTTATCTGATAATTAAAAGTCTGTACACTATCTTTGATTTCTTTCTTTAAATCTTCTTCGGCCCATTTAATTGTATCTTCTTCATTAAAACCTCTTTTTTTATATTTGTCGTAATAAATTTCATAGCTTTTTCTGACAAAAGGAGCTAAATGGGTTAAAGTAATAGTGATTCCTCCATATTGGCTAGAAGAAACAGCAGTAATTATCTGAGTTGCTACTGTCACGGCTGTGCTTAATCGTTTCTGTGCATCAATAGCTACTCCATTAATAACTGTACCAAAGTTTAACATATCTTCAAGATTACATAAACAACAGTTATGAAGTGCTTTCTGGGCCATATAATCCATATCATGTTGATGAATTATACCTTCGTCATGAGCTTTACATACTTCTGGGGGCAATAAAAATCTTCTAGCAATATCTGTAGAAGTAATACCAGCTAAATAATCACGCTGAACTGTTACTACTTTGCTATCTTTATTTGAATTTTCAGAAGTCCAATACTCACTTTTATTACCTAATAATTCCATAACATCCTTATCTGTAATGCTTCCTCTAGCAAGAGTACGATTATTACGATAAACGATATATGCCTTTGCTACATCTTTGTATTTAGATTTCATTAATGTTCGTTCTACTACATCTTGTATTTCTTCTACAGTATATATATTTTTTCCTTTTAAATCTTCTTCCACATAAAAAACTATATGTTTTATATCTTTTTCATATTGAGAACGATTTTCTATAAAATCTTTACGTGTTTCTTTAAAAGCTTTAATTATAGCTGTGATTATACGTTCTACATCATAACTTACCTTCCTTCCATCTCTTTTAATAACCTGTCTTTCTACTTCTTTTACTTTCATTCTTATATCTCCTTTTTAAAATTTATTTTTAATTTTTATAATTCTTGTATCATATATGGGCAAATATACTAATAAGGATACAAGTGATATAAAAATGTGCCTATCTGAGTAGTACACAAGATGTAGGCACATTTCTATTATACACCACAATATATAGTTTGTCAATAAATAAATTTAATATTTTCGCTTAGTACAAAATAGATTTAAAGTTAAAAAGTCTTTAGGTGAGGAATTGTCAGTCTATAATGATTTAGTGTCTTATACTTTCTTTTACTACTTTTTATCCATATCCTGTTCTTGAGATACTTCTTCTTTGGTCAGCACAATAAAATTTAAAGGGGCTCTATTTTTATTTGGTTTTTCCAAAAGAATTAAATTTTCTATAGTCCCTGTATTATCATTGTTTTCTGTTGTAATTAAAAGATTGTTCATGGGACAAATATATTTATCAGATTCATGAAGGATTTTATAATACTTTCCTTTTGTCCATATTACCAAAGGGGCGAAATTTTTCCCTTTTGGATTTGGTAAACTTACATCTTTTAAACATTTTAAAAATTTTATACCGCTGTACAAAATGTGTCATCCTCCGTTTCTTCGTTATTCATAATTTCTTTTTGTGAAGTTTTTAATTCATAGCTCTTAAGCAGAAAATCTTTTAATTGAGTTTGTCGATTTTCATTTCCATCAATAGCAATACAATTTTCTACAGTACTTAAATCTCCTATTTGGGTAGTTTCTTGAGATGCCCTAGAAATCCCAGTGTAAAGAAGATTATTATTGAAACTTCTTTCATGACATTTTAAGCTAAGAAATATAATATGGGGACACTGAGAGCCTTGATATTTATGGATAGTTCCAGCATAACCTAGTACAAGTGAGTTACAATCGTCCCCTTTGAATACTACCATATTTTCATCAAACTGGATGATTAGAACGTTGTTAGCATCAATATCCAGGATTTTACCTATATCTCCATTGAACACTCCTACAGTTTCTTGAGCAAGACTTAAATCTACTTCTCCTGTTTCCTCTAAAATTCTTTTGTAAGTTTCGTAAGTAGGTACAGTGTAATTGTTTTTAGTATTCATTACAATGTCTCCTTTACGGAAAGTAATAGTACAATCTTTTACATCTCTTTCAATTACTCTTTCATTTTTTCTTGCCGGGTTAATAGCCGATTGAATAAGATTGTTAATTTTGTAAGTCCCAAATTCTTTTACATTCCATGGAGTAATAACAGCGATATCAATAGGTTTAATACCTTGATTTATTTTTTCCATATAAACGTCCAAAATTTGTTCTGTTGTTCCATTACTTTTTATAAAAGTATAATCTTTATTAGTTCCTAATACACATTTAATTCCATTTTCAAAATTAAGTTTTTCATGTATGGGAAGTTTATTGTAAATATCATCAACAATTGCTGATAATCCACCTTCTTTATATCTAAATGTAATAGTAAGAGTAATAATTGGAATAATACCACTTTCTATAAAATCTCTCATAATACAACCCAAAGCAATTGATGGAAGCTGATGAATGTCTCCACTAAATACAAATCTTACATTAGGATTAGAACAAGCTTTAATTAACATCATCATATGTTCCAATCCATACATAGACCATTCATCACATATAATTACATCTGAATCTATACCGCCATCAGCTTGTGCTTGAGAACACCCTTTATGAACAGTTGAAGCTTTTCTATGGGTTTGTTCAGCTAATCTTTTAGCGGCTCTACCTGTAGGTGCGAACATAGAATATGTTTTTCCATTATCTTCTAACATATTAACCAATGCCATCATAGAAGAACTTTTGCCGCGCCCCGCGCCAGCGTTAAGGATTACTATTCTATTTTTACATATCATATGAAGTAATTCACTTTGTTCGTCTGTTAATGTACCATCTTTAATTTCAGTATAATTTTTCCAATTAAAATTCCAAATTTCATCTTGATTACATAAAATTTCTGTAAAGTAATCCGCAATAGTAGATTCTGCTATATAGGTATCTGCTTTAGCGATACGTTTAGTAGCATCATCATACCAAATCTTCTGGCTTTCCACACATGTTTGTTTGATATATGGAATACAATCTTTATCTATTTCTGCACAGAAACCAGCCATTGTATTTGCATCCATATATGTGTTATCATCTTCTTCGTTAAGATTTAATATATGGAGCGCAATATGTTCAATACGATTGGCAGATTCTTTTAACTCTGGTCGTATTTTCATAAGCAATTTATCCGTTCTTAAAAAATCTCTATGCAATACATCTATAAGAACAGAATAAGGTTCTTTATTAATAGCTTCCTCTACAGCTTCAACAGAGCCATATACATTATCCAATCCCTGACATTCACCAATAGTTAAATCATAATTCTTATGATGAATTAAAATGTAATAATACTTAAATCTGGTATTAATTTCTCTGATGTAACAATTCAATCTGTATTCTTTTATATTTTTTAATTTCTTAATATCTATTTCTTCTGTTTTACCATTTATTACCATTGCAATAAAATTGGGATACACAGTTAATAAAGTATTGGCCTGAGTTTCCGTAGTGAATTTAGTAAGAATTTCCATAGACTGTTCTACAGTTAATTCTTCTAAATCCTTAACTATCTCATAATCCTTTACTTTTTCTACCATGTACTGTAATCCATACCTGGGATGGTTGACTTGTTTTAAATCCAGTGTATAGGATTCCCCATTTTTAAGAAAAGATAAATCTCCTGATATAGTAAAATTTCCATATTTATTAAGAGTAATTTGGTTTTCATCTTTGGGATTATCTAAAAGACATGCAAAAGTTCTGTAATTATTAGATGAATATATTTCTCTAATAATAGTGCATTTAATTCCTTCAATAAATCTATCCATTATTCTCCTTCTTTCTTTTTGTTACGCAATTTTTTTGTTAGATATTTACATTCATATCCATTATTTTTCATATGAGTTTTAAGCCTGGGAATTATCTGTCTAGCATAAATTCTATTTACATCAATAGAAGTTAATTCTTCTTCTGTTATTCTTTCGGCTATTTCTGGATTATTTAATCCTTCTATAACTCTTAAATAAAATATCTCTTTTTGTACAGAATTTAAAGTGGGAATAAATGTTTTTAATATCTGTATCAAGTCTGTATAACCATCTAATTCCTCCATGTTATCATAGTTGCCTAATGTATCAGCAATAGTTAAGCTTTCTAAATCTGGTGAAGCATAGGCTGGTTGCTCTAAACTTAAAACAGATTTATCAAAGTTTTTTTGTTTTATCCTACGAATAGTTCTAATATATTCGCTATTCATAAAAATATATGCAATAGTACTTAATTTTCCTTTTTCTGGATTATGTGCTTTAACTGCTTTACACAATCCTATACAAGCTGGCCCATGACCTTCCTCAAAAGGTATTTTATGACTTTGTAAATAACTAATCACTAATCCATAATTATTGTTTACGATTTCTTTTTGTTCGGAACTAAGCTCCATATAATCTGCTATTTCCATTTTATACTCCTTTCATTCATAATACCTTAGTAAAATAATAACATATTTATATATAAAAGTCAATAGATTCTCAAATAAAAAAAACAGCTTCTTAAATCTACAATCTAATCAAGAGGCTGTTTTTTTATAATTATTTATTGTTTATTAATCGTTTAAACCTTCTTTCTCCATGCTTTTTTATTTGTATCACTATATCTTTTGCATTGTTTATGTTTGTTAGCTTCGATAGTTTCAAAATTTACAATACATATATCTTTACCTGTTCTTTTATCATAAATGCATTTGTCACAATTGACACAACTTTCTGATGGAAATAAAATAACTTTGCTTCTACCCATTTATTCTTCCTCTCTATCTGCTCTTTCAAATTGTAAGGATAAACTTAAATCAGAATTTACATTGCGAATCTTTATTACGCTATGAGTAAAGATAGAATTTTTATATTTCTTTGCTATAAATTCTTCTTCATCATCTTCACTTTTACGATATCCTGATATCATAAGTAGTGTACCTTTTTTAAACCAATTAGTATCTTCGTCAAATTCTTCTGTTTCACTTATACTTTTTTTATAATAGACATATTGACCTTCATTAAATTTAACCATGACTACATCATTATCTGGTGTAAGAAGATTGATAAAATGTTTATTATCATTACGGCTTAATACCACTCCACATATTCTGGAAAGGTCATATTGTCTCCAAGTTCTTTTTCCATTCTTACTACTTTTTTCTACAAATACAGGAGAAGCGGGTAAGTCTTTGTAATGACTGATATTATATTCTTCAAAATTAATACCTGTAAGTTCATGTCTGTCTGGATAAAATGAAATAGTCTCCATACTCCATTTAGGAATATTTTCACACTTTACCAGATTCATATATTCTTGTTGCCAATATTTCTTATTATATTCTTCTACTAAAGATGGATTATTAATATAGCTTATTAATTCATCTAATTCTGGTTTTAAAACTTTGTCCAAAGATTTATCAATAACAATAAGCATATCATTCTCGTAATAAAAATCTTTTCCTTCTGTAAGGTCATTAATATAATGTTCCTCAAAGAACGGCCTAGCAAATTTACCCTCAAGTATATAATCTTTTTTAGTCTTAAACTTTTCATTCTGACGATAAAAGAAATTAGGGCTTTCCACATATTTTCTAAAGTTATATACCTTAACAAGATGTTTTGGAAGCGTACAACCCAATTCTAGGCATTTTGGAAGGTTAGCCATAGTGAGTACTGTCTTAGCTGGATTCTCCCAACATATCAGCCATTTAAGCATTAGTATCTTATCTTTACATAAAGAATCGAAACAACCAGCTTTAATTAAAGTTGCAAAAATATTTTTTGTAACTAAAGTTCTTCTACAAATTTCTAATCCATCTTCGGAAAATTCTCCTGTAGGTACAAGTAAATTCTTTTGATAATCATAAAAATGCTTAAAAGAATTATAAGGTCTACCGCTCATAATATCTTTGACAACATCCCTATTCATTTTAGTAATTCCACCTAATCCAAAAAGAATTAAACTTTCGTCTACTAAAGGAGTAAAGGATAAGTCTGATTTATTTATATCTGGCGGCAATGTATTTATACGATAATCTTTCATACGATAAATAGCTTTTGCCATTTTTTCATAATTAGTTCCAGTATTCTTTTTCTTTCTTTCTAAATCTTCATATTCATCTTCATCTTCTTCTGTAGACGAAGATTCTACAGTCAAACAAGCACAAGCCCAAAATACGGGAGGAAAAAAATAATTTACATTAAGCTCTTGTAAACCAATTACTGAGTAAGCGTATGAATGAAGTTGGGAGAAGGAATCGTGATGTTTTAATTGTATTTCTACAACATATGCACTCCATGAACATATGAACATCTACGGACTATATCTTTACAAAAATTAAAAAATGAATGAATGTTATTATAAAAATAAAAACAACAGTTACTTATTTATTACGATTTAATTTCCTTTTATTAGGATTATTCCTAACCAATGTAGATTTAGTAATCCCCGTCATTTCAGCCACTTCATCATAGGTATGAGTTTTTAATAATTCTAATGCTTTACTCATATCTTCTTCTGAATAAGCTTTATAACTTTTACCTCTTTCGATATTCCACATTCTACCTTCATTATCAGGAACTTCATTATTAAAACAAAACCATAATTGTTCTCTAGTTATAGGTAATGTAGCAATAGAAGTATAAGTGTTTACTTCATTATTCTTAATAGAAGTATATTTTTTAGGCTTATTATCATTGACAGCTTTTATTCTTTCTACATCTATTTGACTAGGAATTTTTGCATATCTCTCAATTAAAATATTAGCATCTCTATAATAATGATTTTTATAAGATAAACGATACATCCTTACAGTATCTTTATTTTCATCATTATAAGAATTATAAATCTTAACTAATTCTCCATTTTCATCATATTCTACACATTTTCTACTATTAGATTCTGTAGCTTTAAGTTGATTAATTCTACAAGATTCTTTACGTTTTTCACTATCTCTATCAATTAATCCCATAGCAGAAGCATGAATCATATTAAGTTTTCTATCTACCCATTCTAAATTGGTAGCTTTATTGTTAGTTTTATCTCCATCAATATGATTTACTTCTTTATACTGTTCTGGTTTAAGATTTTCACAAAAAGCAAACGCTACTAATCTATGAACTAAAGGAGTGATATTTTCCTTTGTACGAACATAACAATAACCATTTTGAGAATTTATTTTTTGTTTCTTTATTATTTTATTTTGTTTTACCCTTCCCAAATTACTAACTTCACATTCTCCATTACTTCCCTCAATCTCTTTCCATATTTCCATTTTTGGTGAGTTATTCATATTTTCCTCCTTTCCTTATTATTCTTATAATTCCATTCATTCATCATTCATTCATTTTTAACTTTGTAGATTTGCACTTCCATTAACGTATCAATAGTTAATGTACTTCCTGTCGGAATAGTCTCTACATCTTCTTTAATATTACTATTAAAGCTTGACACGGTATTATCAGCTATCTATATATCTTAATATAGACCTTAGAATTTCTTAGTCAGTGGCTTCGTCCTTTTTATTATGCTGTAATCTAGTTGTAACTCTTGTACAGCGGTCTTATTCAACTGATACCGTTAGCATTGCACTTCTATGCAACACACCCCTGATAGGGTTCACAAATCATGACCATTATTACATAGCCAAAACTCATACCAAATAATTCATACCATATATAATTGGCAAATAATTCTTTGCATCCTTGTTTAATACAATGCTCAAAGAACATGATTCTGGTTTCTTCTAATATAACTTCGTCTTTTTTCACCTTGTTATCCTATGGGCTTTTTATCCCATAGTTCTTATAGTTTCCTATAAGGTCGGCATATATTTTTATCTTACAAAATAAGATAAAGGACACTCTTGGAAAGATTATATTTATTCACTTTCTATGCTCTACGGTGCTTTATAGCCTTTCGTAATCTATAAAGTTACCTCGGTATTAGCTTATTGAATTTGAATTTATTTTTTATAAAAATAAAACTTTAAATTCTTTTCTTTCTTCTTTCAAATTTATAAATTCCTTTCCTAAAATTTATAAATTCAAATTCAACTTAGCTTTCACCGATTTTGCCCTTTTATAATATTAAATGTCACCATTTAACACGCCAAAAATTTAGCTATACTTTTACGAAGTTTATTAGCCTGTTTAAGACTAAATCCTGCCACTCTTTTATCCATAGAGATAAGCATTACTTTCTCTTGAGATTCTGGAAGCATACGAGAATCAGAACAATATTGCCGTATAACATCCATTTCTTCTTCTGTTAATCCATAAGCATGACAGTCTTTTTCCCATTCTTTTATATCAGCATATCTAGCATATCTTTGTAAAGGTGTTTCTGTAGTTTCTCCACTACCCATTAATCGCAAAATAGAATTAGTAGCTGATAGCTCCATTAAATTCTTTGGTTGAATTACATTGATAGCATTGGCTGAAACTGGTGTATCGAACTGGAACAGTGAATAAATATCTTTGATAATACCCCACATTGCAGGATTGTCATAATTAATAACGTCAGGATGTAAATATTTGTCATAAGTAGCTTTTAAATCTCCTTGCCATTCTAAATATTTATGCTCAACCAATAAATCCATAGTAGTTCTTAATTTATCGCTGGCTTTTACTGTAAGCATATCTACTTTAACAATACCGCAATCTTCACAATCCTGCAAATCATAACAAGTACATAAATCTCCATTAGGGGCTTTCATACAAGAAATATAGTTAGTATAAGGCTCATTTGAGATAATTAATCCTGCGGCATGAAGTCCTCTACCAACGACAATTCCTTCTAAAGCTAATGCACACTCTTTAAGATTAGGATACTTGTTAATTTCCTTTATAAATTCTTTTGCTGGTTTTCTATTTTTTTTAGTATTTCCTTCTAAACAATCCTTAAGACTCCAAATCATTCCTCTTTCTACTGGAATTAAAGATTTAAGATATCCTGCGGCATCATCAGAAATTCCTAAACCTTTACAGGATTTTTCTATAGCTGTTTTGGAAGTCATTTCAGAAAAAGTGGCTACCTTCAAAACTCTATCAAAACCCCAGAATTTTGCAATGTTTTGTGCAATAATTTGCTTTTTTGTATTCTGAGAATCTAAATCAATCCTTTATACCCCTGGTTTCCCAGTACTTTAACACATTTTATTTCAAATGTGGGAGTAGGTCATATCTTCATCTTGTACAATACAAGAGGATGGCGCTTCGCAATAAGGAATTGCACCTTAAAGCTACTTCTTACGAATGACCGTCTGAGTTTCAGTATATTATTTATACCGCTTACCACAGGATTACCATGCTTTTTAAAGTTTAGGCTTCCCCTGTTAGCACAATTCCTAATCATCATTTCCTATGATTCCTAAACGTGAATTGTACACCCTAGATTTCTAGGTTCACCATCTTATTTTCTATATGTCACCATATAGCCAGACTATTGAAGTTAATCTGGAATCTCAATACCTCTTTCTGTACTTCTCTCTACCTCTAGGTTTCCAAAGAGGGATAGACTATATCTTCATCTTATATTAATTATTATAAATATAAGAGTTCTGCGCTCGATTTGTGACCAACTTCAAACCACCTAGTCGTTACACCTTCTTTAATATAAAAATATTAAAGCTTGGCACGGGATTGTCTTGCTTTTTCAAGTTTAGAGTTTCCCCGTTAGCAAAGATTATCTATCTTCACACCTGCTGGTCAAGCAGTTCACAGAATTTACTTCGTATCTTCACAGATACGTGGCCCTATTTATATATACCATGTTTTTGTTTGTTTGTTTATATTTCCATGTCTTAATTATTTTTGTTGCAAACAAACAATTAAACAAAAATTTAGGCATATATAAATTTGTTAAGGTGTCTCCAATATGGAGCATAGTCGCCCAGAGGTACAGGGTCAATTTGTGTAATTTCTAATAAATAACATGTTAAATATCCAAAAGCTGAACCTCTGGACGGCATACAGAAACTATTTGATTCCCAAATTATTTCTACTATTCTACTTACACTAGTATAATAAGCCGCCATATGAGATTTGAATATTTCACTTAATCCTTTTAATTCTTTAGCTTCTTTATTGATTCTATCAATATATGTTTCTAAATTCTTTTGTGGTTTACTTTCTATAAATTTTTCCAATCCTTTTTCTATACGATAGAAAAAATATTGGTCTTGTATATTATTGGCATAAGCATAGTATTTAAAGTACTCATATTTATCATAATACTTTTTGTATCTATGAGTTATTTTAAAATTTGGTAATTTCTCTAAAGGAATCTCTGGTATCATAGGCATATGTTTTAAATCATATGTTCCTACTCTATCTGCAATTTCATTGCTATTCTTAAATATTGTATCTATTTCTTCATCTGTAAATGTAATTTTTAAATGTTCTCTTAATTCCTGGGGAGACATAAGATAAGTAGTCGCATAAAAAGAATCTACTTCTCTGTCTCCATCTTTAGAATTAAGTAAAGTTTTATGATATAATGCTGATTCTTTGTTAAGATAATGAGTATCAGTAGTAGCTATAATTTTAAAACCGTATTGCTGAGAAAGTTCCTTCATTGTTTCATTCACTATAAGTTGGTCAGCATTATCGGCCTTACAAGGCTGAATTTCAAGGTAGAAATTGTCTGAGCCGAACACTTTATCACACCATGCCATAAAGCCGTCAATTTTCGCTTGTACTGCTTTATAACCGGGTTCCTGCTTCTTCCATGCCAAGATAAGTTTGTCAAGATAAGAGCTAAGACAAGAGGAACTGGCAATAAGATGTCCCGTATTACCATTTATAACTTCTTCAATATCAGTATAGTATGTTGGCCTACGCATAAGTCTACGGGATGTATAAGCACGTTGCCACGCTCTACTACTTATTTCTCTTAATTGTTTATGTCCTTCTGTATCTAAAGCAGTTAAAATAAAATGGTAATAGGGAGTATAATCGGTTCCTTCTCTATTACTCATATCTTCTGCTTCACTCATAAGATATATTTCATTTCCTAATGCTAATTTAAAAGGTCTATCTTTCTCCATCTTTTCATAATATTTCAATGCTTGCATATGAGAAGATATACCTTCATGTTCTGTAATAGCTATTCCAGATAGCCCCAAATCATATGCGTACTGAATTAATTCATTAACTCTAGTAATTGCATCTGGGAAACCTAATAAAGCGCTACTATAACATGAATGATTATGATTATCAAAATAAATATTTATCATTTAGTTCTCCTTTCTAGGTTGCCACATGATTATATACTTTGTAGGATTTTCTATTAAAATTTTATATCCTTCATAATCAAGAGATTCTATTTCTCTTTGTGTTTTAAATACTCCATATCCTAAACTCTGTAATTTAATTATTTCATCTAATGTTAAAAGAAAACCTATTTTAACTTTGAAAAAACAAGAAAAAGTATCTTCATCTACAACTAATTCTGCTTTAGTATTTATAATGTTTACAATATTTTCCCAACGTTTATCAAATAAATTTTTTGCAAGTTTATCTGATGATACAAGAGAATCGACAGTATAGCCTTTATAATTTTTTGAGTTCATTTTTTTATCCTCCTTGCATTCCATATTCTTTTAATAAATCTTTTTGTGGTGCATACTCTCCAAACCATTCAGCTTCGGCTTTTAATCTGGCTTTTATAGCATGTTCTTTTACACTATATTCTCCCAAATGCTTTTGTTTACCATCAATAACAATATAGGCTCTCCATTTATTAGATTTCTGTTTCCATGATACTCCAATTATTCCAGAAGTATTATTTTTGGCTTTACCTCTATTCCTATTGTTTTCTTGTGAAGTACATTTTCTTAAATTACATCTTCTATTATCTGTTCTTATTTTATTAATGTGGTCTACAAGGATTTCTCCTATAAGAAGGTTATGCATATAAACATTTTTATTATTTATTTTTGTAGCAACATAACCGCTTGAATCAATATGCCAAGTGTAATCTTCTACAATTTCTCTATCTATTAGACTACATTTGAAATATTTATTTTTAGCAATATAACCTTTATAATAAGGATATGCATAATCTGAATCATCTTCATCCATACGTAATTCCCATAGTTTTATATTACTCACTTAAATTATTATCCTTTCTTGACATTTATAAATATATTATAACATAACTATATATAATTGTCAACCAAATACATCCTCCCATGTTAGAACTTTTTTAGGCTCTTTTTCACATATTTTATAATCTATTTCCATTGCTTTTATTACTGCCTGTAATGTAATCCTGCCTTTCCATTTATTAACTGTAAGATTACATATAGTATTTATTACCAATTCTTTATCTTCTTTTAAATATAATTCTGTTTTTTCATCTTCTGTAGTTTTAAATTTTATAAACTCAATCCCATCTTTTTTAAACTTTATAGTATTTCCTTTTCCTAAAATTTGAATATCTTTAGAATTAATATTAATTCCTTCTATATTAAAAACTGGTTTCACAAAAGTATTGTTCCATAAAAAATCCCAATCATCCCCAAAACCAAATAAAGATTTAGGTATACTCTCCATAGGAAAAACATAAGTTTTAACTACAGGAATTTTATATTTTTCTTGATTAATGCATTCTTTCTGAAAATAATCCTTAATTTTTTCAAGATTTTCTTTTTTAAATATAATACCATGTGCCGCTTCATGACCAGAAGCTAATTCAAATAATCCACTTTGCTGACACATTTCTAATGTATTTATATCTGCCCTACAAGAACCTGTATAGTTATTTTTATCTGTTGAAGATTCATGAATTACAAATATATTACATTCATATTGACGTTTTAATTTATTTGCAATCAATCCTGTATAGGGGTAAGTTTCAGAATTTGAAAGTTCCATAATCCCTAATACTGGAACTTCGTTACAACTTAGTACAAAGCAAATCTGACTATCTTCTAATGCCTTATCGACCGTTTTATCCTGATAGGATTTCTCAGCCTTTAAACTCTCTATTAACGGTTCATAATCTTTGGTATCTGCACAGGGAACAAATGTCGAAATACAAAATTCTTCTGTTTTCACTTCTTTGTAAATGTACCCTATAAAAGCATAAAACAATTCTTTTTTTAATTGCTGATTGGTTCCTCTACATACAGCATTTAAATAGGGGCAAATATCAAATCCAAATGTATGCTGATTAACAAGAGAATTTCCTTCTTCATCTTTTTTCCATATTAAATTGTCAATAAGATATTTAAGAAAAGGATTATTTATTGTATTGGCTCCATATAAAAAGAAAGACCTATTTTCTTGTGAAGTCATATCACACATATCAGATACTAAACTTAAAGCTACTAAATCAGCATATTTAGCACTACATTTTAATCCTTCTTTTTCATCAATATACTTTAAAAACTTAGCAACTACTCCTGTGCCACTTAAAGCTTTATTCTTTACCCAACCTTTTTGATTGCTAATTATAACTGTTTTATAATTGCTTTTGTATTCCTGCATATATTTAGGCTTAGATTCAATTTGATGATGGTCAATAATAATTATATTAACATTTAAAAAATTTAAATCCATATGTTGAATATAATCATTGGTGCCAGCATCAGGTACAATTAATAAAGAAATATTATTTTCTATTACCCATGATACTACATTTTCTGTAATTCCATGTTTTTTATTAGAGTGAAAATATATTTTTAATTTTTCTTGTTCATCTTCTGGTAATAAGTCTAATAAATATTTATATATACTAGCACAAGAACAAATCCCATCTACATCACAATCTTGTATGAATCCTATGTTTCCTTCATTATCCAAAGTATTAATGAGAAGATTATAAGCATCTTCCATTCCATCATAAATATTGGGGGATTCCACATATTTGAAAGTAGGATAAAGATATTCCTGTGTATCTTTTATTCCAAAGGCTTGTAAATATTGTTCAAGCCACATACTTATTTCTATATTTGGAACTAGTTCTTTTACTTCCATTATTTTCCTCGTTTATTATACAGAGAAAGGTACTCCATGACAGAGTACCTTTTACACAGGGTTACAAAGTGGTAATTACAGGTTAAAGCCGTCTGCACCAGTTGAGACAGTAACTTCTACCTCTCCCACATTTTCATCGTCCATAACCTCCGTTAACGTGTTAATCGAAAGTTCGTAGGCTACACGGGTTTCAAACTGGCGGTCATTGTTTACCTTTTTATCTTCGTCAGGCTGAATGAAGATTTCTTTACGATATTCCCGGCTCTGCATTCTTCCTTTAACTGCAATCTTATCACTTACTTTCAAATAAGATGCATGGTCAGCTTCTTTGTTCCAGGCAATGCAAGGAATATAGTAAGAAGCGTTTAACTGCTTGTTGTTTACTGCTAAAAGAATGTCAGTGATTCTGCTAGGCTTCTTGATTACATTGCCCTTTTCATCTGTTCTTCCAGGAGTTTTCCGATAGTTTACTTCTTTGCAGATATAACCCTTTAAGCTGATTTCATTTACATGCTTTGTGTCTTTAGCCATTAAAGTCATGGTTTTAACTTTGATAAAGATACGAAGCTTAACCCGGTCTGAAAGCTTTTCATTGAAAGAGGATAATCTTCCTTCAATCTCCACTACTGCACCAACAGGTTTCTTAATCATTCTTTTAAATTCTTTTACAACCTGTTTTGGAACCATGATAGGGAGAACATCTTCTACTCCACTATCCCTTCTTACGGTGATGGAGGAACTATACATTTTTATTCCTCTACAGATGTGATTGAAAGAAAAATCCTCTTTCAGTTCGCCAATTAAATGAGCCGCATTGTCGGTAGGAATTGTGGAAGTGGTCTGATTTTTGTTCATGTTTAAATCTCCTTTAGTTTTATTTTTTTAAAATTTATTTTTAAAACGTATAGCGTTTTAAAATCGTTATCTTATACTAATTTCTTTTCTTTCCAGCTTACATACAAATCATAAGCTGTTACAGATTCATTAAGTTTTAAAGTGTATTTACCAGTCTTATTCTGGATTTTACCTTCGTTATTATTAAAGACAATCCTTTCATTTTTATAAAAAGGATATCCATAATAATTGAAAGCTTTCTTAACTACACAATCAATTTTATCAATCATCTTCTTCTCCTTTACGGTCTTTTGGTTCCATAGTCAAATTACAATCTTTACATAATTTTCATTTAAAGCATCAAATATTTTATATAATTCATTGGTTGCGTTTAATATAAATCCTGCATCTGACATAACATAGTTTCCTTTCTTTTTCTATATTATATCATATTTATTCTTTTAAGTCAATAAAAATTTTCCCGATATTTATATTTTTTTCTATTATTTTTATAATGTTTTATTAAATTTTGTATGTCTTTTTCTCTTTTCTCTTTTTCTTTTTCTATTCCGATTTCTTCATTGTTTTCTTCCCTTTCTAAATGTTGTTTTATATATTGATTATACATAGAAATAATTTTTTTCATCATTTCTAAAGATAATGTATTATCTACAAAATATCTACATAAAGGGTAATAAAAACCTAAACAATTATTAAAACAAGCATCCAGAATACATTCTAAAGTATATTGTAATCCATATTTATCAATAGCGGCATCACATACTACTTCTTTAACTAATTCTATATTTCCATGTTGTTTAAAATAAATAAAATAAGAATTAAGATAGATAATAGGAAATTTTTCTAATCTGAAAAAAGTATTGCTTACTGATTTATCGAAAGTTAATTTATAAACATGTTTAAATTTAGATAATTCCATTTCTTTGGGTATAAATACTGACATAATTTTTCTCCTTTACATAAAACAAATTGTTGTTCTGGCGATTTTTAAACAAAGAATATGAAAGATTTCTTTTAACTCTTTTATGTTAAGAGTATTTAATTGCTGATGATTAGTAGGATAAAATAATTCTAATTCTTTTATCTTTTTGATATATTCTTCTTTTGTCATTTTCTTTTATTCAACAATTTTATAATTGTTTTCAAACTCCTTTTTTCTTATCATGTGTACGATTCCTTCTTCATCTTCTACTATATAGTCTCCTACATAAATAATTTCATTAATACGCATAAAACTATCTACATACTTGAAACTATTTTTTATCATAAAAGTGTTACCTACAAAATATAATATCTTACGCTTAAAAGCATCTATAAAAAATTTAGGCCGTTTTATTTCTACTGGAATATACATTCCTGTATACTGAAACACTTTATCTTTTTTAATCTCTTTCATTTTCATCTTTTCCTTTCTTAAAAAATTTTTTATATAAATATACAACTATATCACATATCTTGAATATTATTATACTTACTAATAACAATGGAGAAATGATAATAAGAGTTAAAGCTTCTGCTAAATATCTAGCCCTACTCACTCCTTCTCTTGTAAAAAATATTGGCATTAAAGCATCAATAATTTTTATCTCTAATATATCTTTTAAATTAATTGCTTCTTTCTTTATCTTTACAGTATCTTTTAAATTCTTCACTTTCTCTTTCATCTATACACTCCTTATTTTTATATAGTAAATCCCAAATTTCCTCACCTTTATCTGATGGAGAATCTTTATAATCAAGTAAAGGAAAATCATCGTCTGCATCATATATTACATTTACTTCTGCAAATCCTTTAAATTTATCAGCTATAGCTAATACTTTCTTTTTCCATAAAATAAATTTTTCTGTAAATTCTCCATCTTCATCATATATAGTTTCATACTGTTTATCTAAAGCTATATTAACTTTATTTACTCCTAATTTTAATAACATATCTCTACGTTTGTTTTGTAAATTCATTCCAAACATTCCAACAGTATTATTAAGAAATAATATATCATTCATTTGCATTACACTTTTTGGAGCTTCAAATAAAGTAACTTCTCCTGTATATTCAATATTTGATTTAGTTAAATTTAATCCATAAAGTACATTAGACGTATTAAAACGAAACTCTGTTCCATGGTTCCCTTTTTCATCAACTCCATTTACTAATTTTACAGGAAGATATTTATATCCCGCTTCAATCAATTCTGGAATTAAGTTTCTTCCATGCAAACCTATAAGATTCCCATTTTCATCAAATACAGGAATTACTATTTGTTGTGCATAAGGATAGAAACATATTCTAAACATTTCCATTGTTGAAATACTAATTCCATCATCTATAAAAGATTGATGATATATTTTTGGGAAAAAATCTAATATATTTTTATCATAAATTGGCAATAAAGATTCACCATTTTTTATTCTAATATATCTTCCTAAATCTTCTTCCCAATCATATATTTTAGTAGTTTGTTTATGAATGCGTTCTATATTATCATAAGGAATATGACATACATCACATACAAATTTTAAAGCATCAGGAAAACTGCAAGTTTCTCCCAAAACTCTTTTACGCTTTTGTACTAAACTGTAAGGAGTATATGAAACACTACAATGATAACATAAAAAGAATTTTCTATCTTTATAGAAATACAATTTGTTTTTTAATCCATCTGGATTTTTTTCATGACAAATATTGGAAAATAATATTTCTTTATCATTCTCATGGTCAATTGTAGCCCCTAATGCTAAAGCAATTTGTCTATAATTATCTATAGTTAATTGTTTGGTCAATTTTTTAGCATCAATCATTATTTTTCTCTTTTCATTGAAAAATTACTGTGTATATTATATATAATAATATATCATATAAAATACTTTTTGTCAATAGTTTTTTTACTTTACTTTCAATTTGTAAAGTAAAAAATCTCCCGGTGGTGGGAGATTTTTTCTGCTTAGTCAATATAGTTATTTGGGGAATGCACTACCATTTTAAAATTAAGATAGTTGAAATGATTTGTAATCACCCGGAATTATCGGATGAAAAAGTCAAAGCTATCACTGCTATAATGACACAAGAGCATAAATTTTTTAAATTTACTTTATAGAATATATTTACTATTTGACTTATATTGCCAAAGAAAAACTTATTACTGTTTAAAGAGCAACCACTGGCCTGGTTGTTCTTTTTTGTTTTAAATTTTACTTTACGAATTGAAGAAAAGGAGGTTGCCTATCAAGTTCCCGGTGTTCGCTCACCGGGGACTTTTTATATTATGCCATCTAGGTTTTATTTTTGAGTAAATGAAAACTGCTATCAAGTTCCCGGTGTTCGCTCACCGAATTTAATATTTAAGTTTTTCATTAATAATTTTGGTCAACCGCCGATGTTCTTCTTTAATGATGGTAATAGCTTCACTTAATTCGTAAGTTTTTTTCTTGAGTTTGCGTCTAGTTAATTCTTCTACAGCCCCATGAATAGCCGCAGGAAGTGTCCCATAATATCCCAAATCTTTCCATTTGGTATATTCTTTTTTTGACGTTTTGAGTTTTACTCCTGTATCTTCTCTTAAAATATATTGACATGGGTCTACGTCAATATATAAATTTTCATAAACATGAATCATCTTTTTTTCTCCTTTTTATTTAATTAATAGTGAAGTTGTTTTTCTTAAAGGCCCTACTCCTTTAATTCTTTCCACTTTAGCATCTGCCAATAATTTTCTTTTATCCAGCTTTAAAGTAGCAGGAATCTTTTCAAAATATTTCTCTGGTATAAGTGATTCATCAAATTCACCCAACTGGTCTGCCCCATTTTTTAATGTAATGGTATAAATATTTCCACCACATTTTTTAGTCCCAGTAACTTCCATAGCCCCCTTAAGAGCGTCCTTAAGTCGATTCATGGAATTTTCCATTGTTTTCATTCTGGCATCCAATCTGGCTTTTTCTTTCTTAATTGCTTCAATCTGAATTTCGTACTCCTTAATTACATAAACATAATTTTCAGCTTTTGAATCAAGTTCCCCTCCCATTCCTTCCAAAGTATCTTTTAATACTTCTGAATCAGGTTCTTCCTCCAACATAATCATAAGTTTGAGCATATCCCCTGTAATTTCTCTTAAACTTCCCATCTTTTAACCTCCTTTTATTATATTATTTTTTGTTGTATATCATTCCAAACAAGAATACATATACTCTAAAAAATCTACCCACTTCCTGGTCACTTTCAACAAAATAATTATCACACAAATGCTTCCCATTTTCACAAGTTCCCAAAAATATTTTAATTCTGCCAACCAAAATGAGATAACTCCCTCTATTAAGTTTAATCGTTTCATCGTATTTTCTTATTGTTCCTTTCTTCATTTTATATACTTCAATTTTATTCATTATTTATTATTGTCCTTTCTACACTCAATGGAGAATTGAATTGATTGGTACAAAATATATCTTCTATTCTACCCGTTCCTAAGTCTATATACTGCCATACTTTAACACCTTGACCATACATAGAAAATCTGGTTTTATAATTATGAGTAATATGGGTAGGCCGCTTACATGTACCAAATCCTTTACGATTTAATAATGTATCTACTAATTCCATTTCTTTAGGTCTTAAAGGAAGGATAATCCCTCCATCATCTAATTTAGTTTTAATCTGTTTTGAACCAAAAATACAATTTTCGTCAATAATATCATTGACAGATTCTTTTCCGTTAAGCTGAGTACCACTATAAGTTCCTATATCATATTCTTCTGATAATGATTTAAGAACTTTTGCAATCTCAAACAATACCATATCTTGACGAATAGGTGTACTGACTCTTTGTTTATATTCGCTACCAAATTCTGAGTTATCCCAAATATAATCAAAGAAACAATATTTTGCACCCCATAAAAAACATTGCCTATAAATATCCTTTAACTTTGGTGTAGTAAAATCTGGCTGGTTAAAAATTTCAATATGAGATTCATATAAAATTTTTCCTGCTTCCAGTAATCTTTCTTTTTCTATTTTATTATAATTTCCATTAAGTATCTTATGATAAGGAATGCCACTAATCCAAGAAATAAATTTAGGCTGTACCTCCGTTTTCTGTTGCATTTCTGTGTGAATCATAAAACCGTCACCATCACGATTAGGATTATCTACATATCTTTCTTCTTTGTAATCCCAATACTTAGTGGCACATACATTACATAAATCTCCTATGGTTGTGGTTGTTTTACCAGAATTACCTGTAATAAAAATATTATTTTTTCTACGTAATACTAACATAGAACTAGGAACGGTAAAACAATATTTAAAACCATCTTTAGGAACTACTTTCTCTATGTTGTTTTTCTTTTCATTTGTTAAACTACATGTTTTATTAGAAGATATATTTACTTGATAATCTATAGTATTAGTAACATATTCTTTGTTGTTAATTTTTCTAATTCTTCCTACTCTATTTTTTTCTTTTAAAGATGCTCTATAACCACAAGCACTAAAAGCAAATTGTATAAAATTAGCTGTAGAAAGAAGTGTAGTAGAAAAACTTTTCCTATTTTGAGTAGTACATCCATCCCATTGTAAAATATTGTCACACACAATTTGTAACTGTTTTTGTGTACAATTATACCAATAAGATAAAAATTCTTTTTCTCTACGTGGTGCATAAATATAAAAATCTGTATAACCTTCTGCGGTAGATTCTTTTTCTCTCCATTGTAAATTAGATTCTTTAAAAAGATTACGAAGGCTATCTTTTTTTCTTTGTTTCTTTATATGAAATCTACATAATGTAGTATTACTATGTGTAAATGCTCCATCACACATAACAGCACACATTATTTTGATTTCATTGTCTGTTAAATCAATACCTTTTCCATCGTATTTAAATCCTGTAATAAATTTTCCTCTGAATCCTTTTACACTCTTTATATGATTTTCATATACTTCTTTCATTGATTTAACTTGTAAAGTATTATTTTTTGATAAATAAATTACTCGATGTTCTTCACTTAAAGTTTGATTAAGTCCATACTTAGTTTCAAAATGATACATTTCATTACATGGCAATTTGACATAGCGCAAAGGCTTTACCAACTCTGCGGTTCCATCGGCATTATACTGTAATACTTTTTCTTTTGGGGTATACTGAGCAATAGATTTCCAATCTTTCCCATTAAAATATTCTGTTTCAGAATCTACGCAACCACTTCCACCAGACCTCAATAATAAATGTCCTTGTTGCCACCCTCGATAAAGAGTGTTCATATAAGGAGACTGTAACATAGCACCCATAACAGGATTACTTTCAAATTCAAGTAACGTATTTTCCCAATCGGCACCAGCCCTCATAGTTTCTTTACATAATTCTGTATTATACTTCATATTAAGCTTATCAGTTTTTTCACTAATTTTAGCCAACATTTTCTTTATATCAAATAAATTAAGATTCTCTCTTTGGCCTTCTTCTGTTTTATCTTCATCATAAAATGAAGTTATATCAATTCCTAAATCTTTAGCATCTCTTAATAAACTATATTTTCTTACAATATTATAATGCAATTCATAATTATCTGGATTTACTAATTGTTTTGCAGTTGATATAAAATCCAAATAATTATTATCCATACATACTTCTAATTGCGAAGGGTAATTTTGCAAGAATTTATCCAATATTATTTCATCTATTTCTTCTGCACCATTTTTAAATAACCATGCAATAGATTTAAATAATATTTCGTGAAACAGAATAGGTTTAAAATCATCTGAACAAATAGGAAATTTTCTACTTGTGACCAAAGAAGGATTTTGAAACAATATTCCTAACACCATAGAACTGTCAGAAGCAGAATAAAGCATTATAAATCCTCCCATTTCTTTATTTCTTTTACTGGTTTCTTTTTTGTGATTTTTACTATTCTATCACCTTCTTCCATTTCATTTACCATTTTTTGAATCTCTTGTTTTTCATAATAAAAATTTTTGGCTTCTTCATAATATTTAGGAAATATTTGTCCTAAACCATAATCAGAATTCCAAGAATTTTGTAAGGTTTCAAACCAATATTGAAGGGTTAAAACCATTCCTGTCCATTTAAAATTATACTTGTCATGGTACATTCCTGCCTGTCTTTGTATTGAAGGATAATCACATTGCTTTGCAGTAATGTCAAAATAAACATAATCTAAAAATGTTTCCTCCCAATAAGCTTCACTTCCTTTATATTTACTTTCGTATTCTTGTTCAGAACAATAATAATATCTTTCTTTAATAGAAAAAGCTTGTTCCTTAATTATTTTTTTACCACAGCAACGGCAAGTAACCATTCCATCTGCTACTGTACTATTTATTTTTCTCCTTTGATTTTTTTGTACTTCATTATTATAACATTCTTCGTTACAATAATAATATCTAGGTTTAGTAGGATGTGGAAAAGCTTTTATTTTATCTATTTTTGTTCCACAATATCTACATTTTATTTGAGGTTCTTTTTTTTCTTTTAATTTGTTTGCCAATTTTCCACCTCCTTGATACTTATTATATCATTATATATATAATTTGTCAATACAATTCACTAATTTTTTCAATTTAAAGTCCCGGTGAGATACACCGGGATTTTTATATAAAGAATTAATGAATTCTTAACAAAATTATACCTGTTCCTTCCATTCCTTCTTTTCTACCGCTATCATTGCAAAAACTTCATGTGCTATTATTTAAGTCTCTCCTTACTTTAATCGTATAAGAACAACACCAGAGCCTCCGGGGCCACCAGCCTTGGCAGTTCCATAAACGGCTCCGCCGCCTCCGCCTCCGCCTCCGCCAGTGTTGGCAACACCTGCGTTGCCCGTGCCATTAGGCGTCCCGCCTGCACCTCCTCCACCTGCACCGCCATTACCAGGATTACCATTAGTAACTCCACCACCACCGCCGCCGCCAGCATATAAAGTATTTCCAGCTTCTCCAAAGGCCCTTGTGGTATATCCCTGACTTCCAGTACCAGCACCGTCTGCATATCCATTGCCGCCAGCATTTATGACTGGTCTTGGTTCCAGGTCATTATATCCTCCGCTCCCTCCCCTGGAGCCGCCATTTCCGCCATATCCTCCACTAGCCCCATCTCCGCCTTTTCCACCATTTGCCGTGCATAAGACAATGTCTCCTCTTGATACCGATGTTGTCCCACCCGTGCCACCTGGGCCGTTAATAGCTGTGTTTTGCCCGCCTCCGTTTCCGATGACGCAATTCATTATCTGACCAGCAGTTATGCCTATGTTAAGAGCTGTGGTGGTGTACCCACCTCCACCGCCGCCTCCACCTTGCTCATAGGCATTACTCGTAAACCGGTATCCAGCACCCCCTCCCCCACCGCCACCTACACAGAAAATATCAATTGAATTGTATCCTGCGGGGATAGTGTAATTTTGTGTAAAATTAATACTAATAGTTTGAATAGTACCTGTTCTAACAGTAGCTTTTAATTGTTCACCTAATAATTCCCCATTGGAAGTCACACAATAAGAATAACAGATAAAATAATAAGTGGTATTTAAATCTGGTAAAACTAAATCAACCTGAGATACAGCAGATGGGTTTTTATTACTTCCTACTCCCTTGTACGCCTGTGTACCACTAGTTGTAGAAGGGTAACTTCCAGTTTGATATCTGATATATACCCCACTATAAGGACGACCTGATGTAGTTGCAGGATTAGTCCATTTTACTACAATATTCCTGCCACTTGATAAAGTTAAAACTAAATTACTAACATTATTAACTTCAAGTTTTCCCGTTACTTTTGTTTTGGGATTTGTAGTATAGAATGTTTTATCTTTTAATACATGATTAGCATTAGCATTACCTGTAATTTTTAGAGTTCCTACTTCAATATCATCTTGAAGTGAACCTATAAATTTGTATCCTTCTAGTACTTCTGCTGGGGTTGTATTTAAATCATCTGGTATCCCCCCCCCAGTTGGGAAGCGGTTTAGTACTGCCATAATTTAACCAATTCCTTTCTTTATTTTTTTGATTGACAAGTTACATTTTATAAAAATAATCCCTCCACCAAACGGCAGAGGGATTAATCTATCTCAACACGATTGGAGATATAACATCAGGCGCAAATTCATCAAAGAAAGTGACTCCAATTATTCTTATATGCTCACAAGTTTTAAGAACTAAAACATCGTCATAAGCATCCAAATAATATTTGAATTTTTCTTCCATGTTTTCTGCCATATTAATTATAATCTCAGGTTTTTTTAATCTGTCGTCTTTTATAATAACAGCAATAAACTTATAATCATTTTCCATTGCTATTAAAAAATAATTAACAAAAGATTCTCTGCTAATGTATGGATTAGCTATATTACTTTTCTTCTTTGGTTTTGGTTTACGATAAGGGTAATATCCATTTACTCCCATTATTCATCCTCCACTACAATTCCTCTGTCACAAGCAAAATCTACTAAAGTATTATAAATACTTTCCAGACATGAAACTTCTTCCTCTGTAGCAGATGTTACCGTACGATTTTTACCTAACTGTCCATAAACCACATCGTTTACAAAATCTGGATAAGGTTTATATAATCTAGCCATATAAGGCTTGATTAATTCAATCCAATCCTCTTTTGTATGTGTATCATCTGTTACAGAAAATGTAGTTAATCCAACATTTTCATCTTCCGCTGATTTAATAATAGCTTTTTCCATAGCTTCACACATATTAGCCGCTGTAAATGGGTCAATATAAGTCTGCATTGCATAACGGCTTCTTGCGAATACATGAGATGTTTCTTTACAAATTCCAGTAGACTTAATAGTCATATTTGTTTCTGGGTCAACACCATTTGCCTTTGTATAAATAGTGAAATCACAAATATCACGTATCATACGCATAGAAGATTTTTCATTTCCACTTCCTTTTGGCTGTAAATAAGGAATAATTTCACCTGTTAATTCATTGAAATGCTTTTCATCTAATTCCTCATGAGCTATAAAAATAATAAAATAACCCATAGACGTAAGTTTATTAATCTGTGTAGCGAACTGCCGTCTGGCTATTTTATAACCATTTGCTTTACCTTCAATTTCAGATAAATCTCTTACTCCAAAAGTTTTACATACTGACTGTTCACAAAGGTCAACAAGATTTTCTGCTGTATCAATTACAATTGTAAAGAATTTTTCTGACATTTCCTGATAAGTGGAAGGATTAGTTAGCAAAGATACATAATTTATAAAATCAGCCCATGAATTAACTGGCTTTTTATACCCTCTAATTCCATTTCCACCAGATTCAGTCATTAAGAGTAAGGCTCTATCACACTTCATGGCCTGGAAGGTTTTGCCTGTAGAATTTTTGCCATAAATTAAAACTTTTTGTCCTGCTAACCCACCAACCATATCCTCAATCTCTAAATCTAATAATGGATTTGATTTCTTTTTCTCGATTTTTTCTGACATTTTATATTACCTTTCTTATTTTTATGATGATGAAGTTAAATTATTAAATGTTACAAGGCAGTAGAGAGGTTTTAAGTTAATAGGCTACCCAATTCCCCACCTCTTACATTAAAACCTCTCCTATACCCTTTGTAACGTTTTTTAGCCTATGCTTAGAATGGTGCACCCTCCATGCCAGACATTGGGGCTACATTTGGCTTTCTGTTTCCTAATCCCTTAGACTTCCCGGCTTTAGAAGCAGGGGCCGCATTAGCAGTTGAACCGTCTTTTGCTTTATCTTCAAGAGCCTTAAGCTTCATTTCTCTTTCAACCATAAGAGATTTCATAATATCTGGCGTGAAAGGCTTTTTCTTTTCATCTTCTGTATTTTCGTCATAAGCAGGTTCTCCACCTATAATCAGCAGTTCCAAAATCTCAAATCCTTCATTAGTATTGGCTTTTCTACCAAAGCCGCCTTTTTTCTGCTTCTGTCCTCCTATACGATGCATATTAAGTTCTACACCTAAACAGCACGTATCTCCTAGGGCATATCCTGGAACCTGTTCACCTGTTATTTCGTCTACATAGCCATCGACAAATGCTTCGGCTAAATCTTCTGGAACAATCAGAGTGAAAGGTTCTGCTTCTCCACGGAAATTGATGGTAATAAATTCCACCATGTAGCGACCTGTTTCTTCTGGTTCATCACTTTCATTTTTAGGAGGAATTGTTTCAGCCTTAATACTTCTGATTACTCCTTCTAACTGGAAGTCTGTCTGAGATTCCTTATCTGCATTTTCACGGTTCACCTTAATGATTCTTACCTGTGGGGAAAATACCATTTTTCCTGAGTTCTGATTGTATCTGTCCCAGCAACCTAAGTTTACAGTTGCGCTTATAACATCAGGAGTTAAATCTTTGTTCTTTGCCGCATCTGCCGCTGAAACATAAGAATTATGCAATGTTTCCATGTTGGCATAAAGTTTTGCTTTATCCCCTTTTCTGTTATATTCTGACTGATTGATTCTTAAGTTGTAATCTCCATTTTTTGTAGAAATTACAATGTTGCCCTGTACTGCATTACAGGTCATTTTTGTGCCGTCCTCTTTTTCAATTTCCACCTGTTTGATTTCTGTAGATTTCTCAGACAGAACGCCAATGATAAGTCCATTATTGATTGTTGCTCTTACATTTTCCATTTAATATCTCCTTATTTTAAAAATTAATTTTAATTATTTTTACTGATTGGACTTTTTACCTTTAAGGTAAAGATTACGTGTTCCTTCTTCCAGCATACCTTTTTTATCAAGTTCTGCTGAACAAAATGCTTCAATATCCGCAATGGTTCTTCCTGCCGCAATTAAATCTTTTATAGTCTGAATGGCAGAATAGTAACTTGACAAAGCCGCATTGATAGCTATTGTTTTTTCACTTTCTTTAACTCCATTCATCATATAATCTTTTTTAGTTTTAAAAGCTTTACTATTGCGATTGAAAACTTTCTTTTTTGGGGTGCCGCCCATTTGTGAACCTCCTTCTTTGAATTAAATTGTTATTGTTTCTATATCATACAACAATTTAATTTAATTGTCAAGAAGTTTTTGAAAATTTTCATAAAATTCTTTTGTTTCTTCATCCGAACAATGAAAAGTAACTACTAATTCCCTTGATAAATCCAAAGAGAATATTCCCATTATAGATTTTGCATCTATTGTGTAATGATTTAAAGAAATATCTATATCATAGTTTTTCTGAGATGCAAACTCAACAAAAGCTTTTACTTCTTCTGGTGTATGAAAATGGATTTTATATTTTGTCATGTATTTCCTTTCTTACTTTGTACTAAACCAATGTCCACCTAATTTAGTAAAATTACGACCATTTGATTTTCCTACAGAAAAATAAACATAATCAGTGGAGAAAATAGTTGACCCATTTTCTACCACATATCTTACCGCTTCATAATTTTCTTCATTAGGAGTAGTACCTTTAAGTTTACTTGCTGTAGAAAATTGTCTCTTTTCGTAAATAACGTCATAGACAGTATTTTTAAAATCACTGTCTAAAACTCTATTTAGAACAATCTCTACTACGGCTTTTTGTCCATCTTCTGATTCACCTCTGGCTTCACAAAACACTAGAGCAGCAAGAAGGTTTATATCATCCTCAGAAATGGAAATAGTTTCATAGGGGTTTGTAGTTTCTGCTTTTGCTATGTTTGTAAACATTAATGAAAAACTTAATGCTAACAAACATATAATTGATTTTATTCCTTTCATTTATACCTCCGTATTTTTTTATTTTTATCTTAGAACATTCAATTTAACCACCTCCTTTATATTTATATATTTTAAACCAATTGCATATTAAGCATTACATTTTTCACAGTTTCTTCTGTATTATGAGAATACCTCTGAGTAGTAGAGATATCAGAATGACAAATTACATCTTTAGCAATATTGATTCCATACTCATTACATATCTCACTAACATAAGTATGTCTTAAAGTATGATTACTAATATGTTCTTCAATATCTGCTTTTTCTGCAACCTTACGTAACATTTTAGAAATACAATCCCTTCTCATTGGGGTGCCATGATTACTTACAAATAAGTTAGGGATTCCTGAATTTTTACGCACTTTTATATATTCATCTACAATTTTCCTACATTCTTCATTAAAGTATATCTTTCTTTCCCTATCTCCTTTAATTTTAATGGTTACAGTTTGAGAATTATACTGCTCTAAACTTAAATTAATAAGTTCACTAACACGCATACCTGTAGAAAGATAAATAGCAATAATAGCTTTATCTCTAGGATTGCTGGCTTCTGTTAATAAGTTCTTAGCTTCCTCCATAGGAACATAGTCTTTCTTTTTGTTCTTAATTGTTGGAGATTTTATTGCTGTTGCTGGATTCGATGTCATAGTACCCACCTTACATAAAAAGTCATAGTAGCTTTTTATAGCTGTAAGTTTTCTGGCGATTGTGGCACTGGCGTACCCTCTTTTAACCATCTCTGATTTCCAGTCATAAACTTCTCCATATGTAATTTTTGTTTCTTCTGTATTTACAAAATCAAAAAATTGATTAAGGTCACTTTCATAAGAAATTCTAGTATCTTCACTTTCAAAACCACCTAAAAATCTTTTAATATTGTTATTCATAAGTATTACCTCCTTTATTTATATATTTATATTATCATACTTTCTTTGAAAAGTCAATAGTTTTCATCATAATTTTATAAAAGCACCCTTATGAGGTGCTTTCTTCGTAAAAATATTTGCAAAGTTTATTCGTATCCAATCATCCATATTAATATTTGTGTACATATAGTTCTCCTATACTTCCAAATAATTTTCCCAATAATAATCCAGGTAATCATCCTGGTATACTTCTTTAACTTCTCTAGTACAATAATCATAACTAAAATTGACAAAAATATTATCTTTTTTCTGCAACCAGTATACCTCAACAATATTTCTAACTTGTGGTCTATCTATTTTAAAATAGTCAGCCATCATATCAAAAATTTGTTCAGCTTCATATTGAGTTTGAGCCGCAATTACACATTTCTTTTTATTTTTAGTCCTATGTCCGCATTCAACATACGTATAATAAAATGTATATAAAGTGAAACTAGGATTCTTTTTATCCTCTTGTTCATCTAAAATTTCCCTTTGTCTTTGTTTCCACCTTTCATATTCATCTGAACTACCAAAGTTCAAAGGGTTTTTTCTTATATAACTTTTTCTTGATTTACCACTCATATTTTTCTCCTCTCTTATTATATAAATAAAGAGGATACTCACACTGGCAAGCACCCCCTCCATTTTAGCATATATGACCGAATCCCTTATTGGGCGATTTGTTTGTGAACAATTGATTTCATATTCGACTACGCTGTCGATTAGCGGCTAAAAAATATATATTTTATTATTTATCATAAGGGCTTATCACGAATACAATAGCCGATGAATTTCATAGAAATTCCTTTCTTATGCCGGACTCCCGGCTTGCTGGATTTAAAAGTTATTTTTTTAATTTTATTTATACCGAATTATCAACGATTGTTTGATTGTTTTTTAATTTTATCGGCGGTTCTCTACTATTATTATTCATTTTATTAATCTCCTTTTTAATTTTTTATATCTCCCTTACAATAAAGAGTATATCATATACTTTATAATAAGTCAATCACTTTTTTAAAATTTTTTTAATTTATTTTTTTCATGTTCCGAATCACTTTATATCCAATTCTTTTTTTAATTGTTTTAATAATTTATTTATAATCCGATTAACATTAGATGGAGTTACATTAAATTCCTCTGCAATTTCTCTTTGTTTATAACCACTAATAAATTTACATAATATCTTTTTTTCTTTTTCGTTTTTAATTTTGTCAAAAAAATTCTTTAAAACTATTTTAGTAATAGTCTCGTTTTCTACATTATATCTTATATCTGGGATGCAATTTAAGCCATCGTTTATTTCTTTACCATCATTATTTTTTTTAGATGTATTATAATGAAAAAGATATTTTTCTTCTTCTCTCTTTTGCACGGTTTCTTTTCTCCATTGACGTTTTACTTCATTCCACATAATAAAATATGCATACGTAGAAAATTTTGAACCTTGTTTTGGATTAAAATTTCGTGCGGCTTTTACTAAACCAATAGCCGCAATATCGTAGTAATCATCTATAGTTAAATTCTTACTTTTTAAAAAGGAATATATAAGATTATGATTTTGTGTAATAAAATAATCTAGTTCATTTTTATATATAGGGGGTACTTTCAACGTTTCATTTCCTTTCTGAGTTTCAGACAATTAAAATCAATTTAGATTTTATATATCTAAAAACCGATTTAAATTTTTTAATATCTTATATCTTATATATCAACAATTATTTTAAAACCTATTATACCATTTTCTGTATAATAAGGAATAATGGAATTATACTCTGTTGTACATATTACCTTTAACATACATTCAGCATAATCTTTGCCCGTCATATCACAAATTCTTCCTTTGTATAAAGTTTCACCTCCACACATATTAAGATGAAGTCCTCTTATGTTAGAAGTGTCTAAATTAGATGAATAACTTTTATTCTTATAAATAAATACATACGTGTTACTATCTAATTTATTTAATATGTCTACTAAAAATATACTTTCCATAAATTTTATTCTCCTTTATTCTTTATTAACTTTTCTAACTTTTACATCTTTTAAAAAATCACTAAAACTTCCATAATACTCATTTGCACCATTCATCCAAATAAGATATTTAGCTTTGGAAGCTGATTCTGCTTCTATAAAATTTCCTTGCAGATGTTCTACTGAGTTTGATTCATAATAATAAGTGTTCATTTTTTTACCTCCTTCATAAAAATATTTTTTTGATTTTATCTTTAAAAATCCTATTTATAAATCTTAATTATACTATAACACAAAATAAAAAAATTGTAAAGAACAAAAAATAAAACTTTTTCAATTCGTAAAGTAAAATATATAAAAATAAAAAAACGGCCGGGAATTTTTAATATCGCCATTACCGTTTTTTGTTTTATGTATTTTCGCCTGGAAATTTTCTTTATCGCCATTCTGGGATTTTTAGATTGCCCCAATTTACATACAAATTATTTATACAATTATTTACAAAAAATATTTTTCAAATTTAAATTGTAAGAATTTTCTGACTTTTAAAAATGGTCATAAAATTTCTGCTGTCTCGGTCCATCTTGTTTGCATCCTGTTATAAACTCGTAAAAAGCGTTTCTAGCCATTTTACATATACACTTGATACTTTATTCATCTTCACTACAAAGTGGCTAGAAATGGCTTATAATGCGTTATACGGCATGTTGACATAACACTATGTGGTAAGGAGGATATAACGCCCCTCATTTTACATTGTCGGACATTTCCTCATGAACACTGTTAAAACTGGTCTTACTTGCTTTTACCGGGTTTTAACAACCTTCCTACATCGTCTAAACCTCTCAGAATCGCCATAGACGGCCTAAACACTCTTAAGCTTATATAACTACCTTAAAGCCTTTAAACTCGACTCTCATTGATTCTGATAATCTCTAGTAAATTAATAGGAATGAATTTCAATTCATGACATACAGACTTTTACACTTTACTTTATTAAATTATCAATGTACTGTAAAATAAAAATAGGCAACCCCTAAAGTTTTTACACTTTAAAGATTGCCTATACCTATTTAACGGTTTTATAGTGGCTATTTAATTGTTGATATAATCACTAAAAGAATTAAATATATAACTCTTTCCCTATAAGAATACCATACATTTCATATAAAGTCAAGTCTGAATATTTACTATTTTAAACTATAATTATCTGATAATTAAAAAATTGTAACTTTCATGTTTGCACAATCAAGCTTTCATTCCATACCATACATTATGGAACTATTTAATTATGTAATGATTATATCATCATTTTATAAATCTGTCAACTAGTTTTTATATATTTCTTCGATTCGTAAAGTAAAAAAATAAGCGTCCAACCGGGCGCTTATTTTATTTCAGTCTTTTGTTTATCAATAAGTTCTTTGTTTTGCTTATTCAACGAGCGCATACTTCCAGCCCCCATATTAGTTGTTCTAAATATATCTATTAATTGAGATATGACAGCAACTTGTTCATCTGTCATGTAATCAATGTCAAAATATACTCCTTTCCGTTCATCCATCAATGGTACATAATAAGAAAAACCATTAATCTCTAAAACCACACCCACATAAGGTCTTTTTTTGTTCTTTATTTTCTAATACTCTAGGTTCCTTTGTTCGCAAATATTTAATATAATCTTCTTGTATTTTATATACCTTCATTTTTCTCCTAATAACAAAAGAGCTAGTAAAAAATACCAGCTCTTTTATTTTAATTCCTCTTTTTTATGGTGTAGGCTCACACGCTATTTTCATTTCCCATTTTTTGGTGGGGACTCACACGCTATTTTTAATGTTTCGTTTTAAATGGTAGAAACTCACACGCTCAGAAACCATACTGATTTCTATACTTATATTATACACGATATCATGAAAATTACAATAGAAATAATTAAAATTTAATTTTAAAATTTATCCTTATTCCTATAATATCATATGTTTCCTGTTTATCAAGTGTTCCTACCATTAATTTTACATCATGCGTACCCCTCTTGTCAACCCCAAAAATTCGCATATACGAACTTGCAGTAATAATTTCATATACAAAAATATTTTTTTAAATGATTCCGGACCATGGTGAGGATGGCTAAGTTAACCCCCTCAGTTCATGTCGAAAACTGAGAGGGTTTTGTTTTTACTCATTATAGTAATAACTTTTGGCTTTAAGAATTTGTTTCTGTATCTCTTTCCAATCGTCCAATGTAATCAAACAATAATCTTCTGAATTTTCGCTAAAAGTATTATTTTTTGAATAGTCAATATATTTTTTGTGTTCTGTTTTTTCTTCTGAAAACACATAACCTCTTTTAGTATATACTTCAAATATGGGTTTTATATTTTGTGTTTCTGATTCAGTTAATTGATTATTCTTTATTGAAGATGATGTATGTAATTGAGTAATTACGATATTCTCTAATAAGGTGGTTATTTCTTTATCAAACAATTTATTACTTGGTACAATGATAATAGATTTTTCTTCAATATTATATTTTTTACGATAATCATTTTGAGCTTCAATAATTTCATTATACCATTCGATAGTTAAGGGGATTGTTTGCTCAATACATTCGATGGTTTCATCTGACAAATATTGTACATTAGAATTATTTACAATATGTTTCTTTTTTAGAGGTTTGATAGAAATATCCTCTTGACATGCTGTTAAACACATAATTATACACATAAGTAATATGATAATCCTTTTCATGACTTTTTCTCCTAATTCAAAATATTCTCAAATAACTTTCTTACATTCTCTGGTGATTGAGCATAAAGTTCCATTAATTTAAATTATGTATTTCCTCCTTTAATTTGTTTGTTTAACTATGTATTGAGTATAACGCATTTATTTTATTTTGTCAATACTTTTTAAAAATAAATTTTAAAAAATCCCCATTTAAACAATGGGGATTTTACAGTCTTTAGAATGGTGCAATACCTAACCTTAACTTGTTTGCCTTTTCCTGTTCTTTGGCTTTTCTTTTTTCTTCCAATTGTTTATTATAGTCTGCTGTAGATATAATAATGGGTTCCTCTTTTTTAGGGGTGGTAGGTGCCTTTTCCTTTTCTTTTGGGCTGGATATAGGTTTTTCTACCTTTTTTACTGTTTCTTTTTTTGGTTCCTGTTTTGGTTCTTTTGATTCTTCCACTTTTGGCTGTTCTGATTCTAATTCTGGTTCTGGTTCTGAAATAACAGGCTCAGACAAATCATTTATATCCACAATCTCGCTGTAGTTTTCTCCTTTTTCTTCTTTTCCTTTTTGGTCTTTTTCATCGTCTTTTTCAAACTCAGCCAAATTTGTGCTGTACACGTCCTCTTTTTCGCCATTAAATAATTTTTCATAATGGTTCATAAGCGCATTGTGACGTACTCTTATACGGCTACGGCTTGCACTTGCATTGTCAAAAATCCCATTATAAGCACTATTAATAGTAGGCTCTTTTGTGCTCTTGCCGTCATAAAAGCTTTCTACAAACTCGACAAATTTTGCCGGGTTTATATCATCTTCAATGGCCCTATCAATAATAGGAACCAATGATAAGAAATGAGTTTTTGTTATCATTCGTTTTGCAATTTTAACAATGGATAAATTGTTATAAACCAATAACGCAAAGTCTAATACATTGGTGATACGACTAGATTCTTCGGGGGTAACATCAATGCTTTTTAACTCTGCCTTGATATGACTACTCATTAAGTTAGGTTCATCCTCATTTAACATGAACCACATTTTTGTTGCCATATCAAAAGAACTGTTTATCAATGACTTTTCGCTGAACATTGTTGCGAAAAGTTTATGGTCACTTAAAGCTTTAAGAATATCACGGCTTTTCGCCTGCGCTCTTGCCAACTCTGTATTGGTAAGAGACTTACCATTATTAAGCTTAAAGAAAATCATATCCGCCTCAATATCTGTAGCATTGTCGATATAATAAATAGATATTGTGGCATCCCCTATTCTGTCTTTTTCATCCTCTGTTAAATCTTCCCAGGATAATCCATTGATATCCTGCAATTCTTCATTTTCTCCCCTGGCAATTCTAAAATCAAATTTATCCCCCTCTTTGTACTCTGGAATCTTTGAAAGCTTAAACTCGCCTTTCATGAAACGGTATACAGTTGTACACCTCTGCTGTCCGTCCCTTGCTTCCATTTTGTATTGGTTTCCATCTTCCAGAGACAACCGCCTAATGAATAAAGGCGGTATAATGTCTCCGTTAAGTAAACTATGAACAAATAAAGACTGTCTGCCAATGTCCCATACAAAACCACGTTGTACAGGGCAACGGAAATTGATATTGTCAAATTCTTTTAATAACCTTTTCATCGTCCATGTAGTAGTTGTAATATTATACATTTTTACTCCTTCTGTTTTTTTGAGTTGTTTTTTTTGTTTGTTAAATACATTTTACTACAAGAAATAATAAAAGTCAACACTTTTTACAAATTTTCATCTAAAATAAAATCAAAGAAACATTGCGCTTTATCAACAAAAATTTTGCGACCTTTAAAAGCTGATTCAATACTTTTTTTGCAAGATGAATCTATACCTGCATACTCCCTTAAAAATTGATAAAAATATTTTAAAGTGGTAATAGAATAATCCCATTTACTACTAACAGTTATTTTCTTTTTATTGTAATCTATTTTACAAATCAAAGAATCATAACTTTGAAAAACTTCCATATGATTATCTTCTGTATTAATAATCATTACGGCTTGATTTCTGACAGGTTCTTCTGTTCTTGCACTTTTTAAAAATTCTATTTTGTATTCTGTATTCATATTAAAAATCTCCTTATTATTTATTTTATTAAAGTTAATTCATCCTTGAAAGCTTCTATTTGTTTTCCATTTGGTAAAATAATTTCATACATAGGACCTACATCTTCAATATCTATTTCAGATGCAGTTAAAGCCCGTTTTATATTAACAATATTATTATTATATTTTACCAAATCAATTTGAGTTGTATTAAAATAAGCTTTTTTCATTCTTAAATTATTCATGTTTCCCCTCCTTATTATCTACTACTATATAACCCACTCAAAGATTTGTAAAATTTATCGCTAATTAATGGTAATAAAGGACTTCTTACAATTTCCGTTTTTCCGTCCACATAAAATATTTTAGCGACTTTATTACCATTTATATCCATGGCACTATACCATTTATAAACAGCTTTACCATTCCATGTTTTTAAATTAGACATAATTATATCCCTTTCTATATCCATGCTGGCTCTATTGTTGTTTCTGGTAAGTTAAATAAAAATTCGATAACATCTTGTGGTATTTCTTCTGTCAACCAACTATGACCATATTTATACCCACATACAGGACAAGATTTACCTAATAATCCCAATTCATTTTCTGAGTAATTTATACACCCTCTAATTTTATATTCTGTATTAGAATAACCTAAACAGTTTTTTTCTGTATATTCATAGCATTCACTGTCTGAAAATTCACTGCCATTATAAGATTTTTTCTCAAATGGTAAATTGTAAATTTTTGTTTCTTCCAAATTAGGAAAGAATGGCTCATGATTTGCTAAACATTTTAAAGCACGTTTTTTTGCTTCGTCTTGTTTTTCTCTGGTTTCCCTGGTAAGTTTATAAGTTTTTATTTCAACTTTTTCACTTGCCATTTTGTCCCATCCTAATTTTTTCATATGGCTACAATAAGGACGCATATCGTTTAAATGCCATTCATCCCATATGTCACAAAACTTCTGTAACATTTCAGGAGTCCATTCTTTTGTTGGTTCTCCTTTTCTTATTTCATCTACACACTGACCGCAACTTCCCCAAGAATTTCCATTTGATTTAGGACCAATTACACCAGTAATGGACAATTGTCCATCTTGATATTCGATTTTACAAAACGAATTTACACGCCGTTCTTTGCCATTGTAAATATATACTTCGTTAGTACATGGGTTAATAATTTTCTTAAAATTTTTCATTTTGATTTTCTCCTTTTCATATATGCGTTTATACGCTTTCTTTTCTAAATGCTAGAAGATATGACTTACTTCGATATTCAGTTTTGAATTAGATTTTTTAGAATGTTACTTTAGAATTTTGTGTTGCTTTGTTGTTGATAAATGCATGATATCATATACATTTCTATATGTCAATACTTTTTTAAAATTTATTTTTTAAATTTTTGAGTAAAAGAAAAGGGGTAAATATCAGCCTCTTACAACCATACATTACATATTTTTAAAACAGATACCAAAGATTGAATTGTATGACCATCAATAAAAATAATTTTGATAGACCTAAAAATTTTTTTGAATACCTCGCCGTCTTTGTCTTGTGCTGAGTCAAACCAGAGATACATCATAGACCATGGCTACAACGCACTACAACCACGTTAGAGCCGATTTAAGCATGGTAGATTAGCAATCCTATGCCTATAACCCTAAATGGCTTTATAACCCCTTGTACGGCTTTATAAGCAAGGTTTACATAATATCATACATTACATCGTCCCTTGTACAGCCCCTACGCCCTATATATAAGGATAGCCATAGTTTGATTTAACATACATAGCCCTACAATGTAAAGACGGTATTTACATACCGCCCGCCTATGAAATTATTACTGGTCATTACTGATTACATCCATGACCACATCATCCGCCGTATTGCCGGGAGTGTAATTGTCATGCATTTTGATGGTCACTGGCTCGCCGGGGAGGAAATAGCAGTTGTCCACTGTGATTGTATCCCCGTCCACCGTCTGAAGCGTACATACAAGGTCACTGTCACAATCCAAGCAGACCGCCTGCAAAGTGTAGCCTTGCGCCCATGTCTCCATCAATCCTGCTGTAATTATAAATCCACCGACAATTCCCAAAGTTATCATAAATTTTCTAAATTTTTTCACTTTTATTCCTCCATTAATAAATAACTGTTATAACATTTGATGGAATTTGTGACAACTTTTCTATTTATCGACATTCTTATAATTTCATCAAGAATTTTTTTATTTTTTGTGGATATTACGTTTAAATCTTCCATTATATCCGCAATATTCCAGGCTTTTTGAATGTGTAAAGTAATAGATTTATTTTCCTGGTTTAATTTGTAAATACAAAATAAACAAACTCTTATTTCTGATAAAAAGTACTTCTGTAATTCAATCGACTGAATATTTTTACATTTAACATTAATTCCTTGTTTTCTTCTCATAATTAATATCCTAACCATTCTTTGAGTGGTGTAATTGTGCCATTGACAGATAATTTACCGTCAATTAATGTTAATAGGTCATAATCTGAGCTATTAGCATATATGTAAGCTCTAATTTCGCCATTGACAGACTTATGTATTACACCATGTGATTTTAAGTGATAAAGCAATTCTTTTTTAAGCATTGTGCCCCCCCTTATATGTTGATATTTACAGAATTCAAATAATTTTTGGTTACTCGCTGGAATTTACTATAATCTATATCTCCTTTATAATTGTTGTGATTATCTCTTTTTCCAGGTCTTTTACGGTCATGCCGTCCAGATATCGGCTATGGTCGTATATGTCCCTTGCAATGTCCCATAACGTGATACGTTGGCCCTTAATTGCCATTAACAAACGTGTATACTCGTCATTATCTCCCAACGTATACAATGCCTTGTCAATACAGTATCGCCTTATATCCTCTGCCTGTATTGTATAGTGGCCCTCCGTATATAACCATTGCTTATAAGTATCTGTCAATCCCATATAACGTATGCTATCCCGTAACTCTTGTGCCTTACCAATGGTATACATTGCCACACTGTTAGTCATGGTTGTTGGTAAGGATATGTCCTCTAATAACTCTGTTTGTGCATCTTGTGCCTTTTTATTGGTCATATAATATTCCAAAAAAAGCGTGATTAATTTTTTGTTGGTAATTGTCTCTAAATCCGTGAATCTTTTTTTAGTAATTTTTAACATAAATTTGTCCTCCTTTATATACCTCGCCAAACTCTTAAACAGTCGTCCAATGACAAATGACACACGTTTACCATACGATGTAAAATAATAATTACCCGTTATGGTATTTTTAAGTAACGATTTATGATACGTTGTCACCTGCTTAAACGCTGGATATATAATTTCGTGGGATTCTGACCAGTAGATATAATCCTCTATTCCAGATTCAATTCCGTGGATAGATATACCGCTTAAGCCTGTACTGTAAACGGCTTCTACTTCATGTGTGGTGCAATACTCTTTTTTTGTCATTGTGCTAACCTCCTATATTCTTTACTTGCATATGTACTTGTTGTTTTCGTTGTGTCGTGCTGACCATGCTCATATAATACCGCTCAAACAATTTTCCGTCAATATGTAAAAATAACTAAATTGCAATCAATTTATTATACCTAATAGCTAAAAATAAATAGTTGAAATGTTGCATAAATCACAGTTAGTAATGACTACTATTACATTTGTATAAATTAGCACCCACACAATTTTAATTTGTTGTATATAATCACATATCAAAAAATGTGCCCAAAAGTTATGCAATATAATTACATATGACTAACCATGATTACGCACAAAAAAACAGCGTCAAAAAAATATAACTTCTGTCTATTATTTATATTGGGAAGTTGAAAAAGTAATCTGAAAAATTCCTATAAAATCAGAATTGATTAAATAGTGTTTCGCCCTTATCGCACTATTAAATGTATTAGGCCCCAATAGATTTAATATAACCCAAATCTCGCTACTTTTTAAAAGAATTATTTGATAACTCATTGGGTCAATATACAATTCAATTTAAATTATCTGACAATTTGCCCCATCAATCCTATCGTTTCCTTATTATATATAAGGGATGCATTTTTTTGTAATTGTTTTACCGCAATCGCTGTCTCGACACTATGCATCTTAGCCCTATACTTTTAATAGGTCGCAAAACGGTTTAGTGCTTGTCAAAACGTACAGTATTTAAAAGATAGATTTAGTACTATACGATTACACAGGCACTAAATGCGATTTGCATATACAATTTCAATTACTATTTCAATAGGTACGACTGTATATGCCATTCAAATAAAACCATTACTAAAATCCCCATTGTCAGATAATAACATAGCATAACATACTATGTATCATAGTTTCGATTGGAAAAGAATGAGTGATAATATATGAAGGTAAAAGTTAAAACCCCAGGAAATGGCCTGGACATATTAACATAATAGCGGCAGAGGTTCGAGAGTCTATATATAATAATAGATTATAAATAAAAGCATGATTAATAAGTGATAATGATAAAACAAATTGTGTGGGAATTGTGTAGGATTATGTAAACTAAAAGCTTATTACTGTTAGCACTGTCAATAGATGAGTGCTAAAATGTAAGCAAATGATTACAATATATATATGGGGATTATCGACAACGATTTATATTTTGTGATTACGAATTGTAAATGGTGATTCATAATTTATAGTAGATGATAGTAAGCAAGTGCTGACTATATGGAGAGGGCAATAATATATAATATATAATATATAATATGAAAATAAAAATAGGAATTGTTATTGATATGTTTCACATAGAACAATATGGAATGGATATGGGCAGAGGTGCAGAGGTGCAGAGGATGGTATAACAGAGTACAGAGAGGTTACAAGGGCGTGTATGGGATGATATAGGGCAATGTATAGGGATGGGAGAGTAAGGGGTATATGGACATTGTACGATGCGATAATAGATGATGTGAGAGTATGGGAGAGGAGAAATGGGAAGAAGGTGTGGGGAATGTGTATGGATATATGGGGATGGGAAGAAGGGAGAGTAAGAGAAATAGGTGGGATGAGGAAATAAGGGATGGGGAAAATGGAATGGGAAGATATGGGAAAGTAGAGGGTGAGTAGGTGAGAGTGTAGGGATATGATGAGGGATGGAGAGGTGGAGAGAGTAGAGGATGTATCTAATATTTTGAGGGGTCGCCATTACCCTATTATAATATATACATATATACTATGTGACATTGCAGACGGACTGAAAGCGCTTTTAATCAATACTTTCCATTAGGTAACGTCAAAAAATCAACAAAAACTCAAGTGTTTACCTTAAAAGTGTGCATAATATGTATTATGGACGCTTTTTGTATATGGATACACCAATGGCGGATACCCCCATCCCCCGGCATTTTGGCAATTGCCAGAAAATTCACCTTAGATGGGGGGGGTACTTTCAGACAACTCGGATATACGAATTTCAAGAATGAGGTATAGCTGTCTTACCACGAACTATTCCACTATCTCACCCTTCATCTCATTTATTATATATTATTTATTATATATTATATATACCCCTCCATCCTCCCAACCTATCTCCATCAATTAATCTCTCCCCTACTCAACATTTCCTCTATCTATTCATTCCCCATCCCCCACACTACTATAATTTATACCACTCACCACTCCCCTCAGTTTCCCCTATACCTTTCCTTACACTTTTAATTTTCCCTTCTCAACTGTACTTTTTAGCAATACTTTCTCACCTTGCCTACCTCAACTTTTTCAATCTCCATTGACAGCAACTCCATTTTCTTCATAAATCAATTCTATGTATTACATTTTTAAATGGCACCCCTCTAATTTTCATAACAATTCAATACCACTTTTAACCACCCCAAAATTAAGCAAAATTTCTCAAAATTTTTTTAGTGTCACTCAAATTTTGGAATCTCAGGCCCCATTCTGATTTGAGTAGATTGTGGTGCGATTCTGTCTGGTTACAACCTCATACACGCCATATCTGGCCCTTTTACATCTTATCGTGACCAACTCTCCATTTCACCTATTAAATCGCTTCTACTCTCTTGTACTCGTTCATATTTTTTAAAAATTAAATTAAAAAAAGAGAACCGCTGATTTCGATTCTCTTTTAAGAATAAATATACTTATACTATTACCTATCACAAGTAGGTAATGGCATATTATAATTCATCAACAAACCCGTTTTCTCTGTCCCACACTTTTCTGTAGTGGTCGAACATGCCAATATCTGCCGCAAAACTAGTAGTATAGATTGCATCAATATCAAAACTATCATCTTCATCTTCTTCATCATCTCGACAAGTCAAATCGCTTTTGTAGGTGTTTAAATCCATCCATCCATGACCATTTAATCTGCCGCTTGTTCCAATGCCCCGTAACACGCCAGTACTGGAAACTGGGGTATTTTTCATATCTGTATTAAGCATTACTAAATATAAACTTCCGCTTTTTGTCTCCACAATCATTCCTGACTTGAGGAAATCTTTGGGGGTGATATCTTCTTCTTTTTCTTTTGGAGGGGCCGTATCTGCGAACTGAATATGCTCTACTCTGGGGATTATCATTTTTCCGTTGGGGAGTTTTAGATATTGGCCTAACGAACCTCCTGTCTGATAATCCTTATCATAATTGGTGCTAAAGCCGCAAAACTCGCCGTCTTTGAAAAGTACATATCCTAATTTTTCATCCCAATATTTACCACAACATTTACTTTCCATATCTTTTCTCCTTAAAATGAAAATGGGTCTTTATCTTCCAAGGATTCCACTTCTTCCCATGTATCTTCGTTTTCTGGTGGGATTGATGGGATTTTCTTATTGGGGTTCTTTGATTTTTGGGGAGTTGGGACTTCATAGCGGTTAGCATAAATAACCAGTTCGTTGATTATCTCTTTCCTGCCATCTACAGTGAAACCAGTTATATTTAAAGCCTCTGCCGCCAATTCATCATGGCGCACAGGATAATCTGCAAATGTCACTCTTAGATTTTTTCCTTTGATTGCATCATCATTAAGTATGTTCTTGAGAACATCTGTCGTTAAAAATGTTTTATTGGGCTGGGGATTTTTCATCATGATTTTTCTCCTTCTTGCGAAATTTGTGATTGATAGTTATGGCCCTCATATACTGGCTGAATATCTCTAATTCATCTGCCGTTAAACCTTCTTTTACCTGAGAAATATCTCCCGTAGAGTTTTTAATTATAGGAATAATTCTTATATCTGTTTGGTTGTCATTGGTTTTAAAAAACAAAATAACCTCAAACATACCAATGTATGGCCCATCTTCAAAAAAATTAATGAAAGTAACAGAAAAATTATCGTTATTATTTTCTGTCTTTGTCCAACCCATATCTTCAAGTTTTTTTTGTAGAGGTTTCTCAGTCTTTTGATACCAAATTGCAATAAACCATGCAATTATAAAAGCATCAAAAAGTATAAGGGATACCTTTGAGGAATCCAAACAAGCAATTCCCATAGCCGCTACAAGCATTCCTACGCAATGAGCCAATAGAAATACAATCCCCACAAATATTGCAGATACTAGAAAAGGTGAAAAACTTCTCCACTCTAAAGTCATTGCTTCTACAAATTTATTTTTAATCTTTTTCATGTCATTCTCCTATATCATTCATATATCTCTCCTTTTTAAGCTGGTGTATAGCTATTGTACAACTTTATAGCATCACTTAATTTAATAAAGGAAGTTTCAACTACTTTTAATGGGCCATTCTCCACAAAAGATTCTTTAACAACCACATAAGAGATTTTATCAAAAGTAGGAATCTGAGGATTAATACAGCCAAATAACATTACTCTCATTTCGCTGTCCTTATACTCACTCATGATAAACCTTTTAAATAATTCTTCTCTTACTTTATTCATTTTTTATTCTCCTTTTATTATATTTTTATTATTTTTATGTTGTAATGAGAATCTAAATAATCTTTAAGAATATTTGAATCATCATTTTCATTTTCTCCACTTATCCTAAATTCTATTGTATCTTTTAATAATTCAGTGTTGCGGTTAAATTCAATAATGCCTAATAAACTTTTGGCGTTTACTTCTTTTCTTATAGTTTTATTAACCAATCTTACATCACTTTTTAAAGTACAGGTGCAAGAAACAACAGATGGAAAATTATGGGGATAACTTTTAAAACAAAATGAAAATATTTTCATAATATTTTTCTTCTTTCTTTACAAGAACAGCCAGGAGTACAGGTAGAAAAATGGATATAGGATAACCCTGACGATTGATAGGATACAAGTTAGTACAAACAAGAACAAGAGACTTAACACATCAAAGGGTAACATCCACCAGCGTGTATAAACATTTACCTTGTGCTTTGTTTTACTATGCCACCAACATTTTAAATTAAACAACCGATAAATAAATAGCTGATTAAACCAATTTCCTTTCACCGCTAATTCTTTATTACAGATTTTACAAACTCCTTGTCTTTTCTTTATCATTTCCATATATTTTCTTTTTTCTCCTTTTCTTTATATTCTTTATATCGTTTATAAAATATTTCCATTTGTTTCTCAATTTCTGGGTCGTTTAATTCTTCTTCTGGCATTTGAGCACGACTTCCACCTACAGCACAAGGAGATATTTTATATATTTCATGAAACAGATTGTAATCTGACATAACTGTACAATCTCCCATAGAATCTTCGAATTTACAACCAGAACCGTAGCACATAATTTCTCCTTTGCTTTATATGTACTTTACCGATATATCAAAATATCGGTAAGTTGATGTTACATAGATTATATCATATAAAATAATATATGTCAATAGTTTTTGCAATTATTTTTTTATATATATTTTTGTATCACAAACTGGACAAATAATACATTCTATAGATTCGTACATACTACATTGAACAGTTTTTAATCTTCCAAATCTCAGTTTAGTTGTCTACCTGTTCATAGGTCTTTTCAAAAATGTCCGGCTTGCAGGGATAAAATTCCCCATTTACTCCCTTGATGATAAAGTCTCCCTTTATACATTCATGGTCGCCCTCAAGCGTATGGATTTTCATATTGACATGAGGAACCCCCTTTCCAACTTCCCAGGCCGCATCTATAATGTCATACCGTAAATCTTTACCCACAAACGCTTTGATTTCCTCCAAATTCAATCCATTCCACTGAATAGCTTCTATGGCTACTGGTTTCTTCCTATATTTCATCTCTACCTCTTTTCTCCGACACTCAGCAGTCGGCAGCTAAATACTAATTTTCACGAATAAGCAGTTTCGGGAACTCCTGCATCAACGGCTTTCCCCATATTTTTAATTACATATTTTATTATTTTTTTCAATTGTAATAAAATCACTTATTTCCTGTGCGTTTGGCAAATGTGCAAAAAAATTAGCTAAATCTCTTAATTCTTTTTGCTTATGATTACGTCTGGCAAAATAATAAGCTCTGGCAGTTTGAGCAGAACAAGTATAAGTGGCAGAAAAATTAAAACTTTGAGGTAAATCTTGTATAATTTGTCTAAATATATTTTCTTTTTCTTCTGAATCAGCAGGTAAAGAATTATATTTTAAAATAAGATTATTTAAATGTAAAATAGTTGCATCACGAAACGGATTATTAATTATTTTTCCATTTTTATCATCATAACTAAAATCATTTATAGTTAAAGGTCTACTTGTAATTTTGTGCATACGACTGGAAGAATTTTTTACAGTAGCTACTTTATAGGTATCAATATCCCACCATGCCGTCATAGGAGCTGTAAGTAAGAAAGAAAGTTGTATTTGTCTAAACCATTTTCCATGGTCAGTTCCAGCTAATATTAAATTCTCTGCTAATTTTTTATCTTTAGGGCCTATGATGATTCTTAATATTTTATTATGACTATTAAAATCATTAAGCGGAATTGTAAATATTTCTCCATTATCATAATTGTAAGTTAAACAATAAGAATCTGATAAAAGATTACTATTTTTAGGTAATCTCATACCATATAAAGCATTTGCTAATCCTGAAATTTCCATTTTTTCAATTTTTATCATTATTATTCCTCCAATTTTCCCATTAATTTTAAATTTTCTTTAATACGAAATGGACATGAAAGATTAATTGTAGCGTCAATAATCTTTTTAAGTTCTGTTACTTGGGATAACATTTCACTTCGTAATAATTTAGATTGTATCCTATAGTTTAATTCTTTATATATATTTTCTTTATTGGTGGATAGCCCACTTTTATTTAAAGTTAGATGATAAACTTTATAATAACCTTCCCACCCAGGGAAATTTTCTCTTAATTTTTGTGAAGCAATTTTTTTAAATAAATAAATACGATTTTCATTTCTGTAAATTTCACTCATTTTAGTGAATCCTAATTCTTTTAAAGTTTCTTCTTCAAGTCTAATAATTTTGGATTCTTCTAGTGATTCCATAGGAATGGTATAGGTATCTGTATAAGTATTATAGCTTTTATAAATTCTATACCCTTGACGGCATTTAATCAAAGATTTAGATTCTAAACTCTTTAGTATATCTTTTACAAGTCTGCTTAAAAGATTATAAGATTTAATCATATAGTCTTTTAATTCCATGGGGTCACTATTCAAAATACTAGAAGAATCATCAATGTTATAACGACAATAGCCATAGTCACTATTTACAATTCCACATGATGTAAGAATTTCCATCATGGAAAAACATTTATTATGTCCTTCTTGTTGAGATAATAGATTGCTTAATATGGCTTCTAAAAGTTTTTGATACATTCCTCTTAATTCTTTTTCATTTTTTTCATCTTCTGTATATTGTTTTTTAAAATTGTAGAATCCATTTTTAACAGTAAATTCATAATCTTTTTTTAATATATTTATTTGGCTTCGCTGTTTTGAACCACTGCAAGGAATCCAATTAAAGATAGCGCAAATATCACGATAACGATAATTTTTTTTATACTCAATCATAAATATATTTACCTATCCCATCTTCAAATAAATGGTGATAAAATAATTTAGCTTTTTCTTTTAATGAGTTAAGGTCTTTATTGTTATACACAATAAAATCATAATGATAATCTTCTACGTTTTTATCAGCATGATTAGATAAAATAGCAGAGACATTGGGATTTTTTACAAGTAAAGTATGACAAGTATTAGAACCAAAATAATTTACATATCTTTGAATTTCTTTTGGTTCACGTGAATGAACAAAAATAAGTCCATCACCATTGTTAAAATCATTAATATTTTTTATTGCTGTATTAATGTTTTTTATAGTTTCTTTATAGGGTACATCATTCCAGTTAGAAAGTAAATCTTTTAAATCACTTAAGAATTTACGATTTTTTTCTGTTTTGTTCCCATCCCATCCAGCCATTGTAGCTAAACTTTTAACCAAATTGACAGAATCCACATTACACATGATTCTTAAACTTGCAAGAATATCATTTTCTGTATGAGGATTTATTTCATGACTAAAAGCCAATTTTAAACAATTTTTAGCGAAAGTATCTTTCCCTTTTCCACCACTGCCGTTAATGACAACGATATGATACATATTCTGCACCTCCTTCTTGTTTAAAGCATAACAGATTGGTTGAAGAATGTCAAGACGAAATTTGATGAAATTTTTTTTCATGGAATGTGTTCGGCGTGACGGCTTCGTTACATGACGTTTTCGGCCCTGAGTGTGTTCGGCGTGACGGCTTCGTTACATGACGTTTTCGGCCCTTCTTCTTTCCCCCACACCCCTTATTAATATCCTATTTGCAAAAACATATAATACCGTATTAGTCATATAGCTCCACTTCGTTCCGCTATATAAACGCCTAATACTTTTATTATAAAAATATCTCGCTACGCTCAATATTTTTACAATAAATATTATATATTTTTGGTTTATAAATTT